GCACCAGATTTTCAAGATCGGTAACGTGCCGATCATGGCGGAGCAGATCGTAAAGAAGGGCAAGCGAAAGGTACGCGAACCCGTTATTCAGCCGATGCAGAATCAGGCCACTGGCGAGATTGAGGCTCAGATTGTTGGCTTTAAGGAATACGAGCAGGAGTTCACAGTAGACAACTATCCCTCCGTTCGCATTCTTCCTACTGAAACACTGTACGCTGATATGTATATCGGTAGTATTCAGGGACAGAACTGCATTGTTATCCCCGGCCTGAAGAACTACTCTGAGCTTTTGGATGGCGCACGCGCTTCGTACTATGACGCAGAAGCGGTGCAGTCTTTGGCTGGCACTGAACTGTGGGGTAAGTATCGGTGGGATGGCGTTAGCGGAGAACCTCTTACGCGGTTCAAGCTTGCCAATAATGAGGCACTAGCTGGGGATTCCTATACTGGTCAGTTCCTTGTGTGGGATGTATTCATGCGCTCTCCTATTGAGAACGGCACATGGGATACAAAGAACCAGCCAAATATTTGGTGGGGCACTTTCGTAGGCAATGACATTAACAACTCTCTGTGCATCCGACTAGAAGAGAACTCTGACCCTGATGGTGAATTCCCTGTTGAGATGATTCACTGTCTACCTGACGACCCTGACATCCTGTATCACACTTCACCAGCTCAGATCATCAGGTCTAACTACTCCGTCGAATGCACGCTAAAGAATCAGGCTATTGATAACTGCACTCTTGTTAATCGCCCTCCGCTCAAGATGCTTGAGGGTCAGGTGCGCGGTAAGAAGTTTGAGTTCACTCCCGGTAAGGTGTTCATCTGCGATAGTCAGAATTCTCTAGAAGAGTTCCAAATCCGCGATACTACGCAGATTACCACCAACTTCCTTAACTACATCCGTGACGATACGATGTCTGCGCTTGCTACTGACAAGCCGTTCATGGGCGAGAGTTTCGGCGCACGCACGTCGGCAACTGAGGCTTCTAACACGTATAAGAACTCTGTTCAGCCGCACATGATTTCTATTCGCTACATCCTTGAGCAGTACCTTGGATTCTATGCCAAGAAGCTCAAGAGCTACTGGCAGAACTTCTCAGACCCGCTACAGGTTGTCCGCATTACCGGCGAACAGCAGACCAGCGTTATTCGTCCTTCGACAATCTATGGCGAGTTCGACGTAGAGGTTGACATCGTTGACGAGTTCGAGGATGATGTTGTCGAGTCACAGAAGATCAATGAGGCCATCCGAACGTTCGGCCAGAACCCTGCGTTCTTGCAGGTTATTGATGTGTCTGAACTGGCTCGCGCTTGGTTCAAACGATACAAGTTCGACTACGGCAAGATCGTTACAGGCCGTGTAGATAAGGACGCAGAGGTTGTTGCTCGCAACGAGAACACTTCACTGCTCGGTGGCATCTACGTTCGCCCGCAGCCCAACCAGAACCACGGCGTCCACCTTGCGGAACATAAGGGTGAGCGCCTGCGCTACAATGGTATCGAGGAACAGATGCCTCAGGTTACTCTGCTGGACCACCACATCGCAGAGACAGAGTTCCTCATGCAGCAGATGGAAGCTGCTTCCGCTCAGGCTCAGGCGCAGCAGCAGGGCGCTTCTGGCAACCAAACCGCCGGTCAGGTTAGCGGCAACGCTATCGCTGGTGCTATGGGCGGTGGCGCGTGAACGAGAAGCGCTACAACACTTTAGAGGATTACGATAGGCAGTTCTTGCTGAACTCGTATGACACACTTTCTTCCGAACCATTCAAGCGGTACGTGCTACCATTGATTTGGGGTCGTATCAATATGCTTGAAGACAAGATAATCAAGGAAGACACAATGGATGAACAGTATAGATACGCGAGGCTTGAGTTGCTCAAGGTCGTTAGTCTTTCTGCTCAAGTTAAGTCAACGCTAGAAGCTGGTCAAGAAAATGAATTGACTTCGCTTCCGCAAAATGGTTAAATATAACCAGTTACACAGGAGATAGTGATGCGAGACGAGAATGATGACTCGGAAGTTGAAGCGCCTGAAAAGGATTCCGCTACTTCCCCATCAGATGAAGTTGAAGTTGTAGAGGATACTCAAGAAGAAGAGGCGTCGAAAGACACTCCCTCGATTCAAGAGAAAAGGCTAGCTGATACAGAGAAGGCTCTACAGGAGCGTCAGCGAGAGTTCCATGAGGTATCACGGCAGTTGGCTGAAGTTAAAGGCCAGATGTCCGTGCTTACTCAGCAGAACCAGCCTGTTGTTAAGGATGTTCTTGATGACGAGAGCATCGCCGCGAAGCTTAGGGATGACCCTTCTGCTATTCTAGGTCTGATGAAACAGAAGCTAGCAGAGCAGCAGAGTCAGTTCGCAAGTGTTCTTGAAGCGCGTGATCGCTTCTATCAGGAGCAGATTGGAAAGTCTAATCCTGAAGTGATCGCGTTCAAAGACAAGATCGCTGAGTTCCGCAAAGACCCTGACCTACAGGGTTTCTCGGACCAGCAGCTTGTGATTATGGCGAAGAAGAGTGCGCCTCGGCAGTCATACCGCGGTGCGCCCGGTGGGCAACGTACAGTTCAGAACAAGTCTGACGACGTTACAAAGAGCGACCTATGGAGCAAGCTCTATCCCGACCTAGACATGAAACCTAAGAAATAACGGATAAGACAATGGCTAAAAATACTGTACTCGATACTGATGTTCCGGCTGTTCGCAAGCCAGCGCCCGAAGTGATTGTGGTGTGCGAGCAACACCTAGAACGGGCTGCAATTCTCAAAAAGTTCAACGACGAAAATCCTGAGTATGTTCATATGTATGCCGCGCCTGAAACCTCCGAATGGGAGATGGCGGCAAAGCGGCAGGAGTTTGTGAACATCAAGGGAGGCGTAGCGCACCACAAGGGAGACCCGGTTGTTCGTGTCCCGCGTAAAGAATGGGATGCCCAGCGCGCTGCTGAATCCAAGCAGAGCGAGGAACAACTGTCTACAGTGGTTTCGAATGAAAACCTGACTGTAACAAGGAATCCAAAGAAACCCACTTCGGGTCTTGATAAGGTCAAGCCGCTCGAAGTTTAATAAGGAACGAAAATGGCTAATACAGAAGTGTTTGTGCATGGCGTCAGCTATGCTGCAAAGTCACTTACGCCAAGAGTAATCTTCCCGGCCGATGATGACATTCTCATCAACGACTTGGATTATATGGGTAACGGCAGCGATAGTTTTTCCGCTGGCGATCTTATCCGTATTACTACTGCTGGCACAGTGAAGCCCGCTGCGGTTGATAGCACCACGGCAGGCGCGGTTCATGGTATGATTCTCAAGGATTATACAGCACCAAGCACCACGACCCCTGTCGCTGTTACACTGTTCGACCACAATACGATTGTTCGCTTGCAGGTTTATGATGCTACGGATACCAACTCCGTGCCGTCCAACTTCGCAGTCGGCAGTACTTATGTGCTCGTCAAGGGTACTAACGGTAACTGGAATGTTATCACCACCACCACGAACGGCGTGGCGACCATCGCCCGTAAGCCGTCTAATAGCAACGCCGCGGATGTTGCACTTGGCGCTTCTATCATCAACGGTCTTGTTGATGTGAAGTTTAGCCGTGCGATTCTTGACGGGAGGGCTGCATAATGAGTACTGTTGATCTTGGTAATACACCGCTGGTGCATGGTGCGCGCAGCGTTTCAGCCTCGCACCCAGGCGTGCTGGTTAAGGATAATTTCGGTGCAGTCCTTCAGAAAGGTCTGGACGAAGTTTTCAAACGGCGCTGGGAAATGCCCATGCAGGGCGACCAGTACTTCCGTGTCCGCAATACCGACCACCAGACGATGAAGTTCCAGAGTCACTTCGGCATGGGCCTTGTGTCTCAGAACCGTGACGTGGATATGCTCCCGTATGACGAGAAGGGTCTTGGCTTCGGTTACGGCATCACCACGAACGTCTTCCGTGGCGGCATCGCTGTTGAGCGCGAGTTGCAGGAACTTGAACTCTACGGTTCGATCAATGACAAGCAGCAGGAACTCCTGCGGTCTGCCACGGATACCGTTGAGCTGGTTATGGCAGACGTGTTCAACCGTGCGCTCGGCACTTCTGGTGCCCCGTTCGTTTGCGAAGACGGTATGTACCTGATTGACTCTGGCCGTCCTAACGCTTATGCTCCTGCCGGTACTTGGAGCAATGTTGAAGCTACCTCGGCGATTACACCGACCTCGTTGTACGCTGCGGCAATCAACTTTGCCACCAACCGTGATGAGCGTGATAAGCTCAGTCCTCTGACCATGAAGAAGATCATCGTTCGTCCTATTGACGAGCAGGCGATCTGGACAATCCTCAAGAGCGATCTTCGCCCAACGGATGCCATGAATGCTGCGAACTTCTTCCGTGGTCGGTTCGAGTATCAGGTATACAACCATCTGACCAGCCCGTACATCTTCTATTGGGCGGGCGACCCGAAGAGTTCTGACAACGAGCTGCAATTCCTGTGGCGCGTGCGTCCGTCCATCGAGACTTGGAACGATGGCCCGGATATTGTCCGGCAGCGTGTCCGGTTTGCTATGGGTGTGGGTTGTGGTCGTCCGACCATTCTCCGCGCCGGTATCATCGGCTAACCAACATCGGGGAGTTCAGGGTCAAACCCTGCTCCCCTTAACTTAGGAGCCTAAATGTCCAATAAGATTTGGAAATTGATTCAGGCAGACAATGCCACCGAGGCTATTAGCGTTGATGACGCTGGCAACTTGATCGTTGCTGGTGCTATCACCGCTGCTAGCCAGGTTAGTTCTACTGGCAATGTAACCATGCCAGCAGCCCTCGCAGTTACTACCAACGAGACCGTTGGCGGCACGCTTGCTGTTACTGGCGCGACTACGCTTGCCGCAGTTACCGCATCCGGCGCTGTTACGCTGTCTAACGCTACTGTAAAGCTTACTGGCGCTATCCCTGCGGCAGACCCGCACGTAGCTGGTCAGTTGTTCTTGACTGGTACTGCGTTGCAGGTTTCCGCTGGCTAATTCTTCTGGTGGGGAAGCATAAAACCCACCACCCTTTAAGGAGCTTACATGATTAGTGTCGAGGCTCTGTTCAACAACAAGATACGTAACTTCGGCGTGTCAACCGCCAACCAGAAATTCCACGATGACTTCATCATGGCTTTTAACATGGTTATCAACGACTTGACCACCAATCTACAGCAGGCTATGCCTAACGCAGTAGAGACTACAGACTCGCTCGATATTAATCCGCAGCACTTCAATACCTTTCAAGAAGGTCTTGACCACTATCTTACTTCATGCTTTGAGTGGACGCACCAGAACAAGCGTGAGTCGCTCCCGTTCTACCAGAAGGCACTGAAGAGTTCTCATACTGCCGCGATGCAGGAACAGCCGGTGTATGGTCGCCTAGGCAATCATAAGTATCCGCTTATGAACTATCCAGAAGGCGACTTCAACCCGTTCTATCATCGCCCCGGCGCTGTCAACGGCCCTATTGAACCAGCAAACTTTGGATAATCTATGAGCGACTTCGATCTGGACGGTCTACTCAAGTTCGAGAGGGCTATACTCGTCAAGGATGGCGGAGCGCCGCTATACAAAGACCGTACAGCTATAATCGAATGGTCTCAGATTCCAACCGGAGCATCTGAAGAGTGCCGCGCTTACCTTGAATCCAAGCTGCTTGTAATCCACGACGTGACTGTTGGGTTTAACAAGCTGTCCGGTACGTGGCGGTTCTCCAAACTTGACTGGCTAAAGGACGAGGAAGGGTGTAAGGTTCAGGCGCACTATCGGTTCTCGCTGTATTCAGCGTGGGACTGGACGCGTGTTGAGCTTGGAACACCATCCCGCCTAGACTCAGACATTAAGTTCTCAATCCTCCGCCACCGTCATGTTGACCCCACTCAGGTTCAGGCTTTCGTTGCCACTGCTCCAACGGAGTTCACCAACCAAGTAACAAACATCGGAAAGTTTGAAGGAACTTGGAAGTGCGTTCGCGTTCGCATGGTGCAAGATGACGACGGCTCGGCTATCTGCCTACTGTACTGCGCCAAAGAAGGAATTAATCTGTCTCAAGTAGATGTCGAGACATCCATTGATATCTATAATGACGTATTCACTGACTACTACTTTCAGGTTGTTGACCCCGAAGCATCTGGACTCATCATAGGGGTAGGTGGTTATAATTGGGCACCAGGCTTTACGTACAAGAAGACTGTATCGTGGGAGGCTGAGACAAGCCTATACAACGTCACTATTGAGAAGTCCGTAGCTCAAGAGGTTGACGGTGCAGATAAGTCTTCCTCTGCAACAGCCTTCGACTCTACTGCGTCTGTTACAGATCGCAACGTGCAGAACGCTGTAGGCATGGTAACAACACAAACTGCTGGCTCTATCGAGAGTGCATCTTACAAGAGAACTGAATCTGGCGTATTTGATAACACCACAGAGATTAAGACGGCAATCGCCGTTACTGGCGCTACAAGCACCAAGACAATCGAGGCGTTCCAAACTTCAACAGTTGTTGAAGATAGGAATAGTACAGCAGCTCTAACTCAGGAGTCTGAGCAAACACCCGGCAAGATAGTCACAACATCTTCCAAGAAGAATGAGTTCGGCATCTTCGACAATACCAAGGAAGAGAAAGACGCCAACACTATTGCTGTGCAGGAGCAGAGCAACCATAGCGGCTTCCTAAAGACAGACCTGTTCCAGTCAATCGCTGTAAATAAAAGCAAGAACTCGGAGACTAGGCCAGATTTGCCTGCGTTCTCGGCTGGTACAATCATCAAGCAGATGTCTACAGAGAATGAGTTCCAGCGGTTCGATAACGAGGTTGCCACTATCACGGCCAATCCGGTTGCATCAGTTAAGACATCAACCACCATTGATAGTACAGAGAAGATCGTACTCGCAGAGGACAGAAACCAATCCGCCGCTACTACTGCACCAACCACAGCTTCAGCCGGAACAGCAGTCAGGGTAATCTCTGACAAGAACGAGTTTGGCCTGTATGACAATGAGGTTGAGACCTCGACAGCAGTTCCACTTGATAGTGGCTGGATTTCCCACGCCGAGCAGTATGGCACAGCTTACGTTCGCACGATGGACGGGTACTCCATTACCGACGTTGAGGCGGCGATTGCAGATACAACTGGATACGCTGGCGCTCTATTAAACACAGTTCAGTTGACTCCTACAAAGTTTAACGGGCTGTGGTCAGCTAGGCTATACGCTACGCCGCCGCGCTATCCCACTCCACCAGCTACTAATTGGGGCAACTGCGAGACAAACTGGATGGCAACGAAGGATTACACTGTAGGTGGCGTGTCTTGGCGCGTAAATGTAACCTGCGGACTAAAGCAGACGAACTCTCTGGCTGACGCTTCTGCATTCTGCTCGGGAAGTGGTAACACTAGGATTGAATCAATCAACGGCGGCAGGCACTTCCGCGCCACGTTTATGACAATCACCGGTCAGCCTACAAAGATTTAATATGCAAACAAACACAACTCCACAGCAGGCATTAGAAGCTGCAAACTTTGCCATCCAGACAGCAATGCAGAACACGTCTGCAATGGAAGATCAAGGTGACGTGTCTACATACGGAGAAGGGTTTCACGCAGAGACAACTCCAGATACTCAAGTTAAGAAGGTTGGATGCTTCGACAAGTACATCTATACAGGCACTAATGTTACAGGCGTATCGTTGATTCCGAATATCATGGTAACGGTCACTGCGTTCACCCTTGAAGACGGCGGAACAATAGGCCACTCTCGTACGGCAATCCTTATCTCTGGCACGGACAATCTTTCCTTGTCTGAGGGTGGAAACTGGATTTACGCACAGCTTGATAACGGCGGGAGTGCCGGGTCTTGCTATGTTGAGAACACAACTAATGAAACAGATCAAGCTGACGACGACGATCACGTATACGTCACACTAGGCCACGTTGTAATTACATCTGGCAAGGTGACTTTAGAAGAGTGGTACTATGACGGAAATATCCTCGGGTATAGCTGGAACTTCGGTGAAGTTGTTTCTGCTGTATCGCTTGAAGGCGACCTAACATCAGGATATACGCTTACGTCTAATAACATAAATCTAAACTTTGGAACGTTCTTCATTGCCGGAAGCGCTTGATACTTGATTTAGTTCTATAACACTGCTACAATTTACACAGATAGGAATGGTGACACATGGCTGATAACCCTTACGCTTCGCAGGCTGGTTGGAACTACGGCGCTGGCATGAATAACAACATTGCTGGTGACGAATACGAGAAGTGGATGGCTGCCAATAAGCCAGCTACCCTAACAAATTCAGGCGCAGCCTACTCTGCTGCTGGTCAGCAGCAACCTGCTCAATCTATCAATATGTTTCCTCAGAGCAATTCTCGGCAAGTACTACCTGCCGAACCGCAGAATGGAGGCGCTCCATTCTGGTCTGACCAAGGTGCCTTTGGTCGCTTCGGTCGTGCTGTTGGTATTGATAAGTTCACGCCGCAGAACGGCGGAATTGCTGGCGGGTTGAACTGGATGGCAAATGGACTAGCCGGTGCTGCACGTAGCTCACTCTTTGGCGATGCTCAGGCGGCCAAGATTACAACCGATAGCGTACAGCAACCTATTTGGCAAAATACGTCACAGCAGCAGCAGGCAAAGCAGCTTCCAATTCAATCAAACATCACGGCGTATGGTCAACTTGGCCCTCAGATCGGCAGTTCTACTACAGCTCAGAACAAGACAATGTATGGTACTCTGAATGATCGCCACGCATACTATGCTCATGGCGGACAGAACGATTACAGCACCGTCAATGGACCTACCGGGAATCAGATCGGGTCGACTGGCTATGGTGATGTAACTAACAGCCGACCATTCGCACAAGACCCTCGCTCCATGTCTCATGACGCTCAAGCTGCTTACCAGCAGGCATTGCAGCGCGCAAAGACTGGCGGAGGTAGTGTTAGAGGTTTTACCGCTGGCCAGAACGGCGCTAATGGCTTTGGGTTCACAAACGTTCCACCGGCGCAGGCGACTGGTCAGACATACGAACAGCTTCAACAGCAGCTTGCTAATGGCGCTCGAAACGAGAAGTCTGACGTCAACTGGCTTGCACAGTCTAAATCGGCCTCACCTTCTTGGGAACAGTTCAATCAGGGGGCCGGTGGTCTTAGCGCCCATCGCACTTGGAACGACAAGGCAGGGCCAATCAACTCAGCAGACCAGTACGGCATGAAGCTCGACCAAATGAAGAACCAGCAGTTCGGTCAGGAGATGGCTCGCGGCCACCTGAAGAACGAAGGTATCGCCGCTGCGAATATGCAGCCTAAGGGTCAGAACAACAAAATTGTTGAAGCCGCAGCCATGAAGCAAACAATGGACTATCTCAAGGGCAAGGAAGCCGATAAGGCGTCGCTAAATGACGCCGACGTTCTTGCGCTGGCTAATCGAATTATGAAGTTGCCTAAAGAGCATAAATTTACAGAGCAGACGAAGACACCGCTGAATGGTGATACTTACAAGAAGCACCCTATATATAGCGTTGCACAGGCTATGATGATTGCCAACAAGAACAATCCAGATGCGCTGAAGAATGATGCCGACCTGCAAAAGGCTCTATCCGGTAAATAACAATGCCTATTAATACAGACTTCCTAAACACTGGTAGTTCTGATAGCGATTCAACGGCAGATTTAGTTCAATCCTCGTCTAAGCAGGCAATGTCTGCCTTGCAGGATATGGGTCTAGGCGTTGACGAAGGCGGATACAATCAGTTCAGAGTGACGCCTAAAGCACCGCCTGCGCCTATTGCTGCACCACCTAAGTCCACACCTGAGTCAATGCTTGAGCAGATTACTGCCGCAAGAGCTGCTGTAGTCAATATGCAGGAGCAGCAAGCCGCAGACGGCAATCCTGACCGTGGCCTGCTGGCCGACTGGTGGGAGCAGTATGGCCGTTCTAAAGGAACAGACCTACTTGCATCTACGCAGAACTCTATCGCTGACAACGTTAAAGACCCTGAACAACGGCGCGAGCTTCATAAGTATATTGCAGAACTAACAGATAAACACGTTAGTATGCAGGAGAGCGACCCGATCAAGGCAGACAGTATGATGAAGCAGTTCTTCCTTGGGACTGCAAATCCTACAATTCTGAAGTCTATGGCTATGGAGGTTGGTAAGGAAGCTGCGATTCAGGCGGCTCTGCACCTAACCGGCACAGCAGAGTTTAGCGGCGAAACGCTTGCGGCTATTGAAGCTGCGCGCTCCACCAGAACATTGAAGGGTATGCTGGACGCAGCTAGGCTTGGCTGGAAGGGCGCTCATGGCGTTGCCAATGCAGCCAACATAGTTGGTTCTGGTGTAATCAACTACGCCACATGGGGTCGTCAAATCTCTGGAGAACTCAAGACTGAGATGATTAAGCAGAACCCTGGCGTGGATATGGACATCCTAGACCACGCTACGGACACCGCTGGTCTATTGGGCGCATCCGTGTTCTCTGTTGGTATGCCTAAGGCTCTTAAGCAGTATCTAAAGCCAGCCTTTATGGAGGCTGCTGGCGCTGGCGTTAAGAACGGAATCAAGAACGCGTTCAAAGAGACCGTAGCTGGTGCAGCCAAGATGGAAGGCGCAATGGTTGCGTCTGACCTAGCTTCACGCTGGCAGATGAACGATGCTTCGCGCACGCAGAAGATGCGAGACATCGAGCGTGGTGTTATTGGTGCTACTTCTGAGAAGCTTAACGACCCGAAGTATGCCGTACTTGAGGGGTGGGACTTGGTGCAGCGTGAGTGGCAGGTAGCCAAGGACTCTATTCCTATGGCACTTGGCATGGGTATTGTTGGTGGGGTTGCTCGTGGTGTAGGCGAGGTTCGTGAGGCGCAGACTAAGCTTGCCAAGGAAGCTGATGCTACCAGCAAGCGTCAGGTTACTGAGTCGGCAGAGGTTGCTAAGTCTCAGAATGAACTCGCCACAAAGAGCGAGAACGCCATTAATATGCTTCGAGAGAAGCACATGATTTCTCCGGTTGATCTTGACGACATGACGGCTTCCGAGATTAAAGAGAAGCGCGACGAGATTAATCAGGAGTTCCGAGACATCACTGGACAGCAGGATGTCAACATTATCGAGAAGTCCAAGGCCGGACTGTTCGAGTTCTTCAATACTACGCCAGAAGAGGCAGCACAGCAGGCGGAGCTTCATGCTACTAATTCCTCGCTAAACGCTTGGAAAGAGATGAAGGCTCATTCGGATGCACGCGTTTCCGAGCTTGCTGATGCCGGTATGGACTGGAAGGACAACAAGCGGGCTATTCAGCTAGAGCTTAATGACATTGCTGACAAGCATGGTGTTAAGCACTCTGAAGGTCGCCTAGCACAATTTGTAGAAGAAGCCGCAGCTAAGGATACAGAGCGTCGAGATGCTAAGTCTATGGGCAAGTGGAAACCACTGCCTCAAGACGCTACTATTCCAGAGAAGATGAAGTACCACGCTGATGTAATGGCTGAGTACAACAAGCAGCGTGCTGAGATTAACAAGCAGCATCCAGAGCTTTACCTGCCTCCGGTTGAAGATACCGTAAACGAGGCGAAGCTTAAAGACTACGCCAAGATCGTTGCAGGTGTAAAGCCGCATCCAGAACTAGTTGCTTTCGAGCGCGATCAGAAGAAGCAGGCTCGTGACTTCGATAAGTCCAAGAAGGCTCAAGAGCGCGCCAACGAGAAGGCTGCTAAGGAGAAGGCGGCGAAGGATAAGAAGCCGCCAGAAAGTGGTACTGCCGCCGGTCCTGCTGTTACTGTTCCAAAGAAGCCTGTATCTCCGGTTAAACCTGCTCGCACTCACGTTAAGATGCGTGATGGCGAAGGTGTTGAGCGCGACGTAGCCATTGAACCAGACAGAGAGATTCACCTAGCCAGTGGTAAGAAGGGCGAGACAACGCCTTGGATAATGACTGGCGAGACTAACGAGCGCGGAGATTATGTCAAGGTTCGCCGCGCTAAAGAGGGTCCAACTGGCAAGTTAGAGCCAACCGGAACAGTGCAGGCGCTAGCCGTTGCTGATATAGAGCGAGCTGGCCGTACTGAGCCAAAGAGTCACTCGGTAGAGATGACCACGACTCCAGACGCGCCAAACGCAGCCGCACCAAATACAGAGCTTCCTGACCACATCCAAGCAATCGTTGACCCTGTAGATCAGAGGATTGAGGCGGTAACAAAGCGTCTCGGAATTAAGTCTACTGGCAAGGATGTAGCTAATATGCGTCGTGAGTTCTTGGCTGAGTTTGCCGAGAAGCTTGGAAGCCCTAAAGAGAAGATGACGCCAGAGCAGCGCAAGGCTGCACTTGCTGAGTTCTACAAGCACGTTGATGAGCGTCTGGCTGAATACGAGAAGAGCAAGAAAGCCGAGCTGCCAGCTAAGGAAGAGCCAAAACAACTTCCGAATAAAACGGAACCAGTGATAGACGCTGAGTTCAAGAAGGTTGAAGCGCCAAAGAATGCAGACGGAACACTTGCAACCGCTCGCCAGCAGCTTGATGCTTGGGAGAAGGTTGTAAACGACTCGTATAGGTTTAAAGAAAACGAGAACAAGAAGGGTTCGGTTTTGGGCAAGCTTAAAGACCCATATACTGGCGAGAAGATTACACTCGATAAAGCAGTTGAGAAGATCAACGCATTACAGGATGCCGTTAAAGAAGAACTGCGTAAATCGCGTGAGAATCCTAAGCTTGTGTCTGGAGAGAAGCTTGCTGGCGCTATAGTCAAGCCACGAGACGTAGTTGCTCCTGATGGAACAAAACTCAACGTTCCAATCGGCGGAGAGGTTAAGCACGGCTCGCTGCGTGACGTTCTGGCGCAAGCTTCTAAAGACAAGAAGCACGGATACATGATGAATAGGCTTGCGGAACTTCTCGGCAAGCTCCCCGGAACCGACAAGATTGACGTTGTTTACACAAACGACCCATATCGCTCTGCTGGTCTATATCGCAGCAAACTAAACAGCATCGAGATTAACCTGCACTACCTAGAGAAGCATGGCGCTGAGATTCCTTTACACGAGGCAATCCACGCTGCTACTCACAAGGCAATTTTACAGGGCATTCATAACCTTGAAAGCCTAACGCCAGAACAACAGTCAGGATGGAAGCAGCTTGAGAAGCTGTGGCGCGCTCACCGTGAAGACCTAGCGTTGAAGCTAGAGAATGAACACGGTAACAAGCAAGGCGCTGCTCAGGTTCGCGGCTCCATGTGGGAGTTCGTTTCGTACGCCCTTACTCACAAAGAAGCCTACGATTACCTATCTAGTATCAAAGAGCCTACAACGATGCTTGGTAATGTTGCCAACGCATTCAAGGCAATGGTGGAGCATATCGCCAAGCTTATCGGTCTGCCGCAGTCTAACGCTCTTACAGAGTTGATGGACTCTATTGCAAAGTCGCAGACCGCTGCTGGTGCTTCTTTGGAAGCAATGGTAAAGCTTGCGTCCACACGCTCGGACTTCAGCTATGACAAGATGAAGGAGCTAGAGAATGCGAAGATTGAGAATCCGCACCTAGACGCATCGCCTACTCATCCAGCAGCCAGCAACCTAGAAGCTCGCCGCCTAGCCATCGAAGACCCCATCGGTCATTCCTATGGCAAGCTACGCGATATGGCTCTTGGTATGATGAAGAACGGACTGCCTATCAGCCTAGAAGGCGTAAAGACGCGCATGCAACTTATTGACCGCATCTTCGGTTCTAACAGCGCCATGCCTGATTGGGCTGTACACGCCATGAAGACAGCGGTAGCCGCCGACAAGGTTGGCTCCATGCTTGAGCATAGCAACGTTCACAAGCTCAAGAACGTCATCCTGAACGCGTACAGCAACGCTTCTACAGCGTTCGCTAGACTCAGTGAAGAGATGGGCAAGGAACTAAGCACAGACTTGGTTCATGCAGGCGTTCGCGCATCTAACGTGCAGAATATCGCCAAGGCTATCTTCCCTGAGATTCGTAGCCTATGGAAGCAGATGAACGGCGACAAGGGAAAGGTTGACCTAGTTATCAATCATCAGCAGCACTCGCTTCAAGAAGCAGAGCGCCTGAACCTTGCTATCCAGATGCGTAATGCTACAGATAGAGACTTTATCAAGAACAACGGATTTGCCACCGAAGAAGGCAAGAAGGTTATCTTCGGATTCACCAAGGAAGAGAAAGAGAAGAACTTCGCAGCTTTCGAGAAGCAGGTGCAGTACGCGGCAGGTAGCCACGGTGATATGATCGCACGCAAGATGCTGGAAGTAACCAAGAAGATGGGCGAGCTAATCGAGCCTATCGCAAAGGAATACTACGGGAAAGACTTCAAGCGCATTGACAACTACTGGCGTCGGTTCGTGTCGCACCCACCAGAGATGAAGAACCAGTTCGGCGAGGTTGATAACGGTATGTTTAACCGATTCGGCAACTGGAATCCACTCAAGGAAAGAACCGGAAACTCGAACGCCATGACGGTCAAGAACGCGTTCTCTGTGTTCAACAACATGGTTAACGAGTCGTCAAACTTCGTGGGTCATGCTCAGTTGGTATCGAAGTGGCGCAGGATTATCAACAACAAGTCAATGATTGACGCAATACAGACAAAGATGGGCGATAAGTACCGAAAGCAACTCTTGCGGCATCTAGCCAACATAGAAGGCATCTACGACAAGAATGGCCTGCCGCTCGTAAACAACTTGTTCAGGTTCCAAGATGTGGCACGCTTCTCTAACCCATTCGTTGCTATCAAGCAGTTTGCTAACACGCCTAACATCGCGGTTATGTTCTCCGTGCGTGACTGGATGAAGTCGCTTCGTTCTCTGCCTCAACAAGACATCAATACCTATCTTAATGGCTCAGGTGGCGCGTACCTAAAGTACCGCCTAGAGTCGCAGATGCAGACGCCTGAACTGTTCGAGCACATGGAGCAGCAGGGCGCTAGGGCCGTCCTAGGCGACACAAGCGCACTCAACAAGATGCGTAATGCTTCTACTGCGCTTATTCGCTGGTCTGACAACTACACGGTTAAGCAGACAATCACGGCCGCAGCCTCGTTCGTTGAGCGTATGCACCCTGAACTTAAAGGCGACGATAAGATCGCTGCGGTCAACTACGCCGCATCAGAGGCGCTGTTCAAGCTGCAACCTGTAGGCGAGCGCGGCTGGAAGGTTGATTTGGCATCTCGCGGTACTGCCGGACGGCTTGCTACTCGCTATCAACACGTTCCTCTCGCTATGTTTAACCAGATGCAGCGCGCCGGAATGACGCTTGCTAGACATCCTAAAGACGTGAACGCGCAGATTGACTTCGTGAAGACCATAGCATTCGGAGCTGTAGCTTCAGGCGCTATCCTAGCTGGCGCAGACTTCTCAAAAGAGAAGTACTATAATTGGGTGGCACAGAACTATGGTCACGAAGACGAGAAGAAGGAAGCTAAGAACCTAAAGGACGCAGTGGCTAGGTTCAAGTGGACTTGGGCCGCCTCAAGTGCAGACGTGCTACCGGCTGGCCGTATGTTCTCTGGAATGATTTCAGGGTTCTTTACAGCTCTAGAGACCGGCGATGCCTCATACATGGCTGGCGCGCAGAACCGCGTAGGTCAGGACATGGCCTTTGGTTCTCAGTTCAGCAACCTAGCTCGCATACTTACAGATACGGTACGCCTAAAGAACAACCTACAGAACCAGAATCAGAAGACAGGAAAGCAGTGGATGGCCCATGATGAAGCTCGCAGGAAGGCTATAACGCGCATCACTAACAGCTCAACCGATCTGTTCAGCGAAACGTTTGGCATCCCGCTTGGTTCTATGAACAAGCTTACCGGCGCATCACACCTGATACCTTGACACTAGTGCCTTAATCTGGCATAATAGCAAACATTACGGAGAACCAAGTGAAGAAACTATTAGCTTTCCTTCTGCTTACTGCATCGTGCTTTGGACAGATTCTACGCCCTGTAACTGTTGACTTCAACAGCCCTTCGGCCCCGCAGTTGACGGCCTATCAGGGAAACCTTCAGGGCTGGACTGTTCGGCTTACTAACGATACAGATTCAGTGGCCCTTACAAACCGTACTCCATTCTTCTTCGTTCAACAGAACCAGAACTCAAGCAACTACTTTGAGGCAGTTTGTACTGTGATTGACGCAGCGAATGGCACCTACAAGGCTGTGCTTGCCCCGACAAACTGCAACATATACGGCAACTTCTTATACGGTGCTGGATTCTGCGAGAACTCAAATACCAATGTAACGACCGCATCTCATGGTTCTATCCAGTTTATCCGCGATGGATACAAGAATAGCGCATGGCCCACAAACACCTTGGCACCAATAGATTGCTCTAAATACACGTTCTTATATCCTCCGTGGAGTGCTACTTATCAGAGTACCAATACCACGTTCGGTCTTGCGTGGGTTGACCTTAACTACTCAAGCCTTAGTCAGCTTGTATATCACGCTGGCGTCTCTGGCGGTGGTGGCTGGATTAATGGACCTTATGTAAGGACTGTAAACGGTTCAACAGGAGATGTTGCGGTTGCAAGCGTAGCGGCGGTGGCGACGGCGCAGGGCAGGGCCGACGACGCATATCAGCTCGCAGCCAGCCTAACCAACAGCAGCGGCGGAAGCATCACGGGCAGTTACGTGTCGGGCATCACGCTTGGCGGCGGGGCGGCGCTGACGGGCACCGTGGCGCTGGGGACGGCGGCGCTGCTGGACTCGAACAATGTGGCGCAGCTCAACACCATCAACGGTGTCCACAACTTCACGATCAAAGCGTCGGATTCGATCAGTGATGATTTATACGGTGGATACATCAACATCCCCTATCTTCCGGCACCGGGGCTGGGGATTTACGCGCACGGGTATGTCACAATCGGACCTGCGCTTAACATTGTGACGGACGGTTCGCTCCAAGGCGACCCGGCGTTTACGATCAACGGCGTCGAGGTGAGCACGGCCAACATCGCTAACATCGGCCTGACGGCCTCCAACGCGCTCGCCATGGCGACGACCAACAGCACCACCATCGCAACCTTCGGCAACATCGTCACGCACAACACCAACGAGTTCGCGACATGGGGCGCAACGAATGCGCTTATCAGCACAGGGGCGTTTTGGAATGCTATGACGGCATATACAGCAACTACCAATCTTGGTAGCGCGGCCTTTGCCGGTAGCAACCAGTTCGTGCGCTCGGTCACGGTTAACGGCTCCACAAGTAACGTCAACGCAGGCGGCAATGTAAACCTCGGAACCATATCAGGCGGAGCGTCAAGCGGAACCAATGGAACCACGAGCGCGTGGACAAACGGGGCTGGCGTGGTCACTGCAAGCATTAATCCGGCGACGGGTAACTATATCGGCGGCACGTTTAACGGTGTGACGGTGACGCAAGCTCAAACATGGTGCGCCGGGTTTTGCTACATCACGGGCGGCACATTTATTCTCGCGTCTAATGCGGTCAACTCGGCTACGTACAGCGTACTAACGCCACTTCCGGCATACGCTACAAATATTATCAACGTGTCGGGCAACATCGCTTTTACGCGCAGCAATCTTGTGGGCGCTGCAATCAGCAATCTTTGCGTTGAGGTATATCGGGAAAATATAGGCGGAAGCGGCCCTGACGGGCTGTGCTTGATACCTTTGCAGTCATCCGATTATGCAGGCACCGGCAGCGGGTACGATTATTATCGCTTCAGCCGCCCGCTAACCAATAAAACTTTTGCCACGCCCGGCAATTACAACTTCACATTCGGATACGCGCAAGTTTTCCTTCGCAACCTTGGATACGCAGGACCAGTTAGCAACCTGCTCGGCTGCGCAACCGTGGAAGTCTCAAAATAAGGAGCACAAATGCAAATCCAACTCCCGCAACCAATCCCCGCCCCGCCGGTGGTCGCTGTGCAAGTGCCCGACGACCAGATCACCTACAACCCCACACGCGGCGAATGGACATTCCAAGTGTTCGGAGTTTCAGCGGATGGCAACGTTGCGCCGCTGAAGATCCAAAGCGCGGGCGGCATCGTGCGACGCTATGAGCAGGTGACAATTCCCGATGCGCAGATTGACGCCTTCTTGGCGACGCCGCAGGGAGCGGGCATGACGCGCACGCAGGCCATGACCGCCGTGGCACTCGCGGGCCTGTACGCATTCGCGGGCGACACCCGAACGCAGGCGCAGCTTGACGCCGAGGCCAAGGCGGCAGAGGAAGCCAAAGACGCGCAGGAACCCGCGCCATGAGCCGCGCGGATACAGCGTTCTATCTCGCGACCGTTGCCCTTGCCGCGGTGTGCGCGGTGCTCATGTTTCATTGGGTGCAACGCATGGGGGCATTATGAGCAATCCCGTTTGGCGCGTCGGCGACGAACTCCCCGCGCGGCTGGATGCTCTCGGCCAACGGCGCGAGCACGAACGCGGTGACCAACTCGATTGCGCTCAACGCGGCGCAGTACATCCTGCAAAACCTGACCAATGCCGATCCCCACATCAAGGGAGCGCTCTGGAGCAACGCCAGCGTGCTCTCCATCTCGGCGGGGCCGTGACATGAACTATCAAACCACACGCATCTTGCTTACTTCGCTGGCGCAGCAAGAACAGACAACCAAGTAAATAGTGGTGCTGTATGGCCCCGAAAGAAACCATGTCACACGACGAGCACGGTAATTGCAGCAAGGCTTACCAGATAGACAACATCGAGGCAATGTGCCACGAAATGCACAAGGTTCTTCTGGTTGGCAATGGTGAGCCAGCGATCACCGTAAGGCTTAAACAGGTAGAGACGTTTGTCAACGCCTGTAAGTATATTCTTGGCTCAATACTAGTGGCGGCGCTTCTTTCTGGACTTGGCGTTGCATTCGTTCACTTATTCAAAGCAACATGAAAAACAAACTTTTATTTCTCGCACTTCTACTGATGGCTAGCTGCCCCGTTATGCAGCCGTTCGCCGGATGCACTGTTGTATATGCCCCTATGGCTCAGAAGGTTGGAGTGCAGTTCCACGAGCAATCTAGCTCAAACATGGTTATTACAGAGAGCGTTCCTCTTACTGCAAAGCTTGCAGACTCTCTAACCGGCATCTCGGCTGGTAACAACAACAGCGCTGGTAATGGCAACTCCATTACTGGCGTCGCGCCTTCTGTGTCTGCCAAACTTAAATAAGGAAAACAATGAGCAAAGTATCTAGCTGGTTCTATAGCATTAGGGATTGGGTGGAGAATCTATTCAGCAATAAGGATAACGGCCCTGCTGCCCCTGAGGCGGCTCCTGTTAATCCGGTGGCACCAGTAGTCGTTCCGGTTGCTCCGACGCCCCCTGTTGCACCTGTGGCATCTCCTGTAGTGGTCCAGAATACAGGACTAGTTCGTGGCGTCATGTTCTGCCCGCCTGCTGTTCCACAGTCTACGTGGGTCACTATGGGACCGCCTTGGCCTGACAGCACGCAGGCTTACTTCAGGTGTGCCGGAACGTCTTACGAGAATGACTACCGCCGATACCTGCCAACAGCAATCGCCAAGTGGGGAGGTAATGCCATGATTGCCTTTGCTGATAAGCTCAAGGATATGAGTACGGCGTTTGCCTGCTTCACCTGCGATACAGTGGAAGAGGATGGAGTTACCCATGTTCCATCGGACGAGAACTCGGCTGTATGGTTGGTTCATGCCTGTGGCTCTCCGTTCTACTTCATCAACGTGCTTACCGACAGCCCTGAAATGACAATCCCAATGAGCGGCATGGACGCATTTATCAAGTACGTAGTTAGCTGCTACAAGGGTTCTCGCGGTATTACACCGTTGTATCTTATTGGCCTAGAGTGCAACCGCAATCTATCGGTAGCTCAGGTTGTACAGATTGCCAACATTGTACGCAAGTATGCTGGTGCAGATGCTCCTGTTATCGCTGGAAGCGCCAGTCTAGACTTCTTAAAGCAGGTTCACGCGTCGGATGCCAACATTCAGCTATGGAAGGAAACAGATGGTCACCCTATTAATGAAGCACTTACTGATGCAACTAGTGCTGCTTATATCTCAGAACTTGATTCTATTGCTGCCCTCGTTGGAGCAAAGAATACTTGGGCTGGTGAGTGGTATGCTGAGTCGGATGCAGACAGACTTGCTATCACGGCTAGACTCACTGCAAAAGGTTATCAGTGCGGCTGCGGTCAATGGAAGTAAGCCATGATTAAGCAACCAAAGATGTCTCCTGTGCCGGGTACAGAACTGTGCGTTGTAGATGAGGTCTACAGCATTGTTCTTCCGGTGTCTGGCAAAACTCTTACTATTCAGGCTGGGTTCACCACTGATGGCGCTTCTATTCCTAGATGCCTTTGGTCTTTGGTTGGTGCTCCGTTCGACCCTAACTACATGGCACCAGCCCTGTGTCACGACGCCTTGTACGAGGCGGAACTGCTTACTAGGGATGAATGCGACCAAGAGTTTAAATGCCTTCTAGACCTTAATGGTCCTATCGCTATGGATAAGGCTGAGACGTTCTACAAGGCAGTACATTACTTCGGGTGGATTACAACGTGGGCTTGGCACACTAAGGCCAGTATTGCGGAGGGTGCGGCTTACGCCTCATTGACTTGATATGCAATGGTCGTGCGAATGCGGTGAAGTGTTTAGTAGCGGGTGGGAGTGTCCTGTTTGTGGCTCTAAGGACGTAGAACCAGTTGATACCAAGAGACAAAAAAAGCGCAGCGGAAAACCCTCCGAAGAGGATTAACCGCCGCGCTTGGAGTAGAACACTTGCCTAACGAACGCTTCTAGTAGTCTGCCGGAATCTGTGGAACCAACTCTCTAGCCCTTCGCGTCCACCACTCTTGCCACTTCCTTTGAGCAGGGAACGGACAGGGCGCGATCTCTACAGTCGTAAAGCAACTATCAATCAGAGTGATTAAGTCAATGACTTCTTGCTCCGAGTAGTTTTGCTTTCCGTTTGTATACCCTAAGGGATGGTTCATTTGCTGATAGGTCTTCATAAAGCTCGCTGCTCTTGATGGAGCGCGTGCGTTTCCGCGTCGCACCACCCAGGACGCGAGTCGTCAACCGACTTGATTTCGTTTTCCCCGACGACTGCGATTCCTCCGCCATTGATCGAGATTTCGTGCAGCTTGATTCCATTCGCGGTTCGACTCCTTCCGTAGCAGGCCGTCCTGCCGTCAACAAGTTCTACGTAACAACCTCTCGGGTGTGTCATGCTCCATCCTCCTGTATGCCACGCGGGTCATAGTTATTGCACAGGAACCACAGTTCCTTCTCTAGTGTGAATATCTTGTCGCACCGTTCGATCTCCTTGTCATCCCAAGCAATCGCCATGCAGTTACCCGTAGAGCGGTCAATAGGTACGGTTACGAATGTAGCCCCGAACCTACCAGAGCCACGAATGTACGCAGCACCCTGAATACCGTAGTCAATCATGTACTTCGGGATTGTTGGCCTGCCATACTTGTCCGTGAACCTATCAAGTCCATCCTTGGTTTTAAAGTCCAGAACAAACGGTTTCTTATCAGTGCGTCGAACGCAGTGCATATCAACGCAGCCCGCATAACCTTCGGTAGGATTGCCAAACGGAGTCTCACAGGACAGTACATCGAGTTCAAGGTCTGTAAGGATGCGCTGCATTCCAACAACCGCTGCAACGCCAACAGCATCTCCACCATCCGGTTCGACGGCGTTCCCGAAGTATGCTTCGAGTACTGCATGAATCCTTGCCCCTTGTTCTGCCGCGTCCTTACCCTGCTTCTCTGACTCTGTATTGATACGCCTAACGAAGTCAAGTTCTGCTTCGTGTTCCATGCGCTCTGTTGTAAGTGCGGCAAGGATGGCCTGCTCTTTAATCCAGTTGTTCAGTTCGCGCTTGTTACGGATGCTAGTGATGGTGGTCACAGACGGGAGAAGCTTAAACTTCCTCGCGTGTGCAAGAGTTGTTCCGACCATCTTCTTGCCGTCCGCTGATGGCGTTTCATACTGTGGTGTCCCGTCAGCGCGATACCAGTGGGAACCACCTTCACTGCTGTTTAGATAACGTGTTGCCATATTATTTCTTGTGGAAGCTAGGCTCATCCTCGCTGGTCGGTTTCGGATACTCTCGCTTCATGTTCTTGGCCTGCTTAAACTCAAGCATAGCAATGATTTCCTTTGGCGTGTATCCCGCCCGCCAAGCGCCATCGAACCCCAAGACAAGAACATCTATCCATTCCTCTAGGTCTTTAGGTGCCTTCTTAATCTCTTCCAGTTCACTTGCGATATGCTTGCACAGGCCAAGCGTACGCATACCTTCACCAAACGTCTTACGACTCCACTCAATATGTACTTTAAGCCACTGTTCCATTAACTAAACCTTTCTTCTCAAGCATGGCTAATAGCCGCTTGATGTCTTCATTCTCCATCAGATACCACGCCTTCTTGAAACCAAGGACCAGCGTTGCCTTGTTGACTTCAAGTGCGTTTCCCTGTTCTACCCACAGAATCTTGCCGATCATCACCTGACGCTCGGCTGATTCATTTTGTGCAAAATAATCCGTTGTAGTGGACTCTCCCGCACACCGCGCACCAGAACCATCCGCCATAAGTTTCCTCTTTTACTGGAGCAGCATCATGCAACTCCGGTTTCTCGTTCATCCTAATCATCTTCTCAAGATAGATGGCGAAGTCTAGCGCCTCGTCCTGAGCGTGTTGTAGCCATGTCTGGAAGTCTACATCGGTGCGCTCCATAGTAACACCGTACTTCTTCCTGCCTACATCACGACGCTTCTCAATCTTTGCTATTACTCGTTGTTCGATTTCCATTTATGCTCCACCGAATAAGTTACCGAAGTTGTACGCCCTAAGCGCCTTTAGCGAGTTCTGCAATCTGATAAGGTAAACGTTACCTATTGTTATACCGGCACGCATGTCTTCAATCTTCCAGTCCTTGCTAGCGCAGCAGCCACAGCATCCGTGAACGCCAAGTGGATTGTCTTCACCTTCTTTATACTCAGGCGAAACTCTCCACAAGTAGTCTGCGCTACCAAACGCAGGGTGTCCAACGCCACACTTGCAGATGTTCTCTATGACACCGTTCTCACGACGGATTGTTTTTACTATCAGCTTGTCCATATAATAGCAATTCCTTCACACCGTTCACACACCAGCATGTCACCCTCTGCAATCCAGTGCATCATGCTTACCGGAAACTCAAGGTGACACGCGTCGCACGTTTGCCAGATGTAGCCTTCGGTCTGTTTGTTCTCCATGATCTTTAACGATGTTCCAGTCCAAGCAGTGGTCGCCGTCTCTTCGGCAGTAGTCGCACGCTGCATCCCAATCAACGAAATCTTTATACACAGTCTGGTTCGTATATTCAATTTCTACAGTAATCATCAGTTTTGATTCCTGTACAGTGGTTGACCTGCCGCCATCTCTACCGGAAGCAACAGAGCATCATAGATTGCATCATTGTCTTTTGTGGTTAGCTTAATGCCAAGCTTCTGAAGCTCGCGCTCTACCGTGTCAATAGCAGTCAGAACAATACCCTGCACATCTTCTTCGTATATCTGTTCGTTCATAATAGAAAAGAGGCCAGTAGAGGTCTCCACGCTTGGAAAGCGTTTCAACTTGCTGGCCCCACACCTTGTTCCGAGCCTACTCGGTATAGCGGATTAGATGCTTACTTTAGACGGAGCTTGGAACTCAACCAACCGCCGCCATACTTCCTCTGTAGACTCAACATCCTCGACGTTGTGCGTCCAGACATAGTTGAGTGCGTCCTGATCGCCAGCCAAACACCTTAGCCAGTTTTGAGGGTCAAGCTTATGTGCCTTGCTCGGGATATCAAGGAACTCACAGACAGCCTGTAGCCTGTTGCTGCGAAGCTTGAGCTTGTTCTTTGCCATCGAGTAGCAGTCGCTAACAACGATGTCCTTATACTTCGGAAACCACACGCGATTCTTTAGGCAGCGAGAACGAAGGAACGGCAGATCAAAACGCCTGTCAATGCAGTAATATCCAACAAGCCTGTCGAATGATACCATATCACGAACGCACTCGCGCATCAGGTCTAGGTCGTATGTTCCTGTCTTAACCTCGTCAGGGCGAAGCGTTCTACCAACAACCTTACCGCCTAGTTCCTTGATGGCATATGAGAGACAGACGCCGTGCGCGGCGTTAAGGTCACTCGTCTCGATATCAAGGAAGCCGATGCGTTCAGCTTTCTGATTGTCTCGTTCCTTCTGCCAGCATGTATAGTGAGACAGGTAGGAATGGCCGTGCTTACACCGATGAGTGGCTAGGTACGTCAACTCTTGCTTCGTGCACTTAGCAATATCCAATGGTCGAATCTTAATCATAATGTGATCTATGCAATGTAATGTGAACTTTGACCGACACGGAATTACTTGATGGTTACAAGCGGAGTCTCTGGAGCTTCTGATTTGGCTACCGCGGCATCAATGATGTCAACGTCGGCCTGCTTCTTGGCGATAAGCTTCTTCAGCTCAACGCTCTCTTCCTTTAGGATTACAGCTAGACACTTTGCAATGTCATCACCAGCTTCGTCCTTGTTCTTCTTCGTGACAGTCACGGCTTCTTGGTGCAGACCGCTGAATGCAATCTCGCACCGATACTGGTCGCCGTGCTGTTCCTCGATTGCTGACAGGCTAGATAGCCCGCCAGTCAACCGCAGGTTACGCACATGGCGAGACAGAGCCTCTGACAGCAAACCAATCTTTTGTTCTGCGTTCATTTGATTAGTGTATATCCATTCTCGAATGCTTCGGCGGGACTGAAAGAGCAGTAGCCGTCCGCGTAGACTACGTAGTAGCCGCCGACTTTAGGGTTGTGCTTCTTGACGTATTCCTCGCTTAGTATCATTGGAGCAAATCCGATGTCACACGGAATCATCTGGTATCCATCAATACTGAGAATCTTCAAGGCGTGCACCTGTTTAGTGCACTGATACCTTGGCATTTCCATATCAGGCATATCGTCTGAGATAATCTCGTTCATGTTAGTAAGGGAGGTCGTCTGTGCGTTCACCGTCCAGATACTTCCGGTAGTCTTCTGCGATACTCAGGACAGAAGCAACCGGGTCAGTCTTCTCGGCAAGACCGGGAACGTTAGCAAACATCGAACACATGATGTCCTTGGCGTAGGATAGCGCGAAGGCTGCGTTCTTGCTTGCAGGCGGTGTAGCCGAGGCAACCTGCGCTGCCGCCGCAGGAGCAGCGCTAGAGCTTTGACCGCCGCCCATCCGAATCCAGTACTCTTTGCCGAACTTACCGTCACGTTCTTCCATGAGAACGTCATATGACTGACCAGTCTCGAACAAGCCAGTGTCGTCCTTGTACTTCTTACCTGTGGTTGTGAGCACTGCGAAGATGCGCTTCTGGCCGTCTTTGCTCGTCCACTTCAATTCATTATTTGCGACTGTGATATTCATTCTGTTATCTTTACCTTGTGTTGTTCTGTGATTATACCGTTGGGATAATCATGTGTTGTGTGTCTACTTTTCCGAAAGCAGCCTCGTACTTGTCTAGTTCGGGGCTTGGGTTAAACCGGCTCTCGACGCCGTTGATAACCCTCACGTATGGGGAGGACCGAGAATCTCGCACGAACCAATGTTTATCCGCATAGTGCGAGAACCAGCCGACAGGTGTTTCATCCATTGCTAATATCGTATCACTTTCTGATTGAGCCGTCAAGCAGTTTACCCAATGTTTGCAAGGGTTTTCTGCTTCTTCCACGGCTCGAATGCACCAGTGCCTTTGAAGTCTTTCGTGTTCACCGGTACGTACTGGTAGAAATCCATATCCTCAACCAAGCGGTTGATATCTAACATGAACTTCATGGGTATCTTTCCGGTACGAGTGTCCTGCGACTTGGCTACCCTAATCCAAGTCGTGTCAGGATTATTGAGGTCACGATAGATCATCATCACGATGGTCGCATCCTGCTCAAGTGAACCTGACTGACGTAGGTCGTACATCTCTGGCTCGCGGTTCTCAACCTCACAAGCCCTGTTAAGCTGCGTAAGTACGACCACTGGAATACGCAACTCTTTGGCTAGCATCTGCAACCCTAGCGAGTTGGCGGATGTCTTGGCGAACATATCGCTCTCTTTGATACCGCGAGGCGCACGGAGAAGTTCAATGCGGTCAACCATTAGCATCCTGATGCCGTGACGGCGCTTCTCTTGATGTGCCCAAGCGGATAGCTGGTCTATGTTCATTGACCAGTCTGCGATGTATAGTGGAAGCTTCTTGAAGTCATCAACGGTTTCCTTGACCTTGCCAAGGAACTCTTTACCGCCCATGTCTATCGAGAAGGTTGCCACACCAGACATCTCGGCAATCATCCTCTTCACGATTCGGTCGCGGGTCATCTCAAGGGTTGCTAGCGCAGTAGGAATATCGTGGGTGATGTTATACCCAGCTTGATTCGTAGCTGCTGTGGTCTTACCTTGTGACGGGCGACCAGATAGATAGATGAGTCCACCGTCTGGATACGTGCCGATCAACCGCTCAACTCCAAGCCAACGTGGCCTTACTCCTACCTGCCTTTCTGGATTCTCCCAATTCGTAATGATGCGGCTTCCAATCTCATAGAAGGTTTCCTCCTTCTCATGCGACCTTTGATGTATTGAATCCAGCAGCGTATGCACGGATGCAACCACATCGTCAGGCTGGGACTCTTGCGACATTCTCAACAATACCTCAAGTCCCATTGTGAGCTTACGCTTCTTATATTCAGAGCAAAGCTCTTGAATATATTCTGGAAGCCGCGTTATTGTCGGGCAGGCGTCTACGCACTCTTCTACGTACCTAAGCTCTAGAATATTGCGGTGGAACCCTGCATTTACGGTCAACAGATCAATCGGCTTGTTCTCTGAGCGCATCTTGCATATATGCTCAAATAGCGCTCTGTTTGTTGGATTACCGAACCAATCTGGTGTTATGTTGTTCTCTGCAATCGCATCGAACGTTGTGCTTGGGTCGAATATAATGGCCCCAAGAAATGCCATCTCTATTTGGTTACTCGTCTTTTGTCTCCTTATCTGGCGCGGTGTCCGCGAGAGCTTTGCGTGAGCGTTGCCCATCAAGTAATTCAAGCAGCGTATCCAATACGGCAGCGTCGGTTATTCCGCTGTCAGGAACAATCCACGCAGCCAATGTGCGCTGGCAGTCAAGGACAAGCTCCCGCAGCCGCTCGACCTGTTGCTTTAGCGTGCATACCTCACACGGGGATGACTCTTTACATGGTGGCATTATACATCCTGTATTAGATATACCGAGTTAAGCGTCTTGGCAACCTTGCCGTCGAACTCAAGCACACGGCTTGACATAAACGCTCCATCAACCTTTACTCCGTTGCGCTCTTCCCTGTCCAGCAAGATTGGAAAGCCAACCTCAACAGGAGATGCCAGTACGCCTAGAACGGTATACTCAATAGGCGGAGCAACAAGTCCGTTGAACTGTCCGGGCTTGTACTCTTCATTTGTTGCAGTCCTATAGCGTGCGTCTTTGGCCGCATCAATCTTTGTGATTCGTGTCTTCATCATTCCCCCGGCAGCTTCTCGTGTGGGTTAAAGAACTCCACCGCCGCCTTCCTTGTTTCGTATTGACCGATAACCGCCTTGAATCGCTCTAATGAAGCGAAACGGGCCTCAGTGACCTTCAGATAGGCCAAGAGCCTGTCGTATACCTCCTGCTCGCCAAAGTCCCGTATAGGGGCTGCTAGAGCGCGTACAGCCCTACCAATGGCCGGGTATCCCTTAACATGAGCATAGAAGGCGTCAATGCACCTCTTGCATTCTTTATAACCTATACGCGAGTCTGCCGCTTTGGGCTGCTCGCAAGTTATTTTAGTTATATTGGTATAGTTAGTGTCTCTATTAGCTACTACCTCTAGTACCTCACCGCTACTGGCCCCCTGTACCTTATCGCTACTAGGTGTCCACACCCTGACAGGCTCCGTGTAGACGCTGTATAGGTTGCTTGTAGCGCCGCCGTCCTCGTGGAACCGCTTCTCCTTAGAGATAAGTCCGAGAGCTTCAAGGCCATCTAGCGCACGGCATACGGTTGTTCGCGCCATCTTGCAGTGCTTGCAGAGCGTTGTTATAGACGGGAAGCAGTCTCCGTTCTCGCTGTTCCTGTACTTCCATAGCCAGATAAGCGCGAGCTGTTGTGGAGCGTCTTCGCACATCTCAAGCAGCTTTGAGGGTACTACAGAGAACGTTCCTTTTTCAAGTTTCATTGTTTACCGTGTTTACGTGGTACTGCATATAGGCGCTAACGCTAAGAGTGTTCTGACACTTAGGACACGAAGCAAGTTCGACACCGCTTACTGGCCTGTCAAACTCATCGCAGAAATCAACGCAAAGAAACTCTCCACAAAACGGGCAGACTATATCTGCTCCTTGTGTTGTTCGTTCAAGTTTCATGGCAAGTGTACGTCAACTCAACGTGAGTCTCTACGGTTAGTTGCAACCCGCACTGCGGGCAGTCAGCCTTGAAAACATACGGTAAATCTCCATGTTCGTTTTCATTGTCAACTGAAAGCATATATCCACACCTAGTGCACTTAACGTCAGAGCCTCCAATAATAAGCTTCACGCCTTCTTCTCCGTCCATTTCCAATCGGTTACCTTGGTCAGCCCGCTGCGAATCTTGCAGTATGGACACGTATCCATTCTGGCGGTTACTATAACACCCTTAGGCCACGTAGCTCCACGCTTTACAGCGCAGCCGTGGCAAATCCATTCGTGTTTGAGTTTTCTCATTCATCTTTCTTCGGCTCATAGAATGTGTAGTACGACAGCTCTGGATGCTTCTTCCTTGCTAGATTGATAGCATTACCAAGAGCATCAGACTCGAACTCTCCGACATCAACGGTTCGTCCATTGTGCCTAGCGTAGATTTTGTATTTAGATATTACTGGTTTCATTACCCATCTTCCACCATTGATACTAGGTCGTCAAACCTAGCTTCATCATCGTCCGTATGCGTTGCGGACTGCTGCTGCTTTGCACATATCTCACACACAGGAGAACTTCCGTGTGCCAGCATATACGTTGCGCTGCACGACCTACCACAGCGGCATGTGAACGAGACAACTTTCTCTGAGTTCTCGCTGTTATCCAACACACTCTCTCGGTACTGGTCGGCACACTCATGCGCTTTCTTAGCTCCACGCGCCTTGTTCACATCGTCAATTACCTTGATTACGTTACCAAGGTCGGACACGATAAACTTCCATCCCGTGGAAGTCTTCTGCCTCTTAATTGTTACTATTGATTTCATTAGAACTGAGCCGGTTTGTTGTCATTGTACTCCCAACGTAAAGTGTCTTTGTTAAAGTAAATAAGAAAAGCCCGGCTCAAGTTTGCCAGCTCTCTAACGCTTAGGTCTTGTGGGTTAATCCTTCCTCTATCGTCCCTGCGACGCTGATCTTCAGGCGAAGGAGTCGGAACCTCGGCGAACACATCGCCTTGCAGGTCACGAATAGCTGGTTGCTGTGCTTCTCGGATAACGAAGTCGCGCCACGGTTGAGGAAGGATAGGCGCTTTGCGCTCAAAGAACGCAGCATTCGCCTGCTCGCCAAGTGTCTTTGACTTCTTTGCCTGCTCTTTCATTGCCCAACCACGAGGGTTTCCATTAGTGAACGGAACGCTCTTGCTTCCGCATGACCGGCAGGTTGCAATGTTCTGTTGCTTCTTAATGATTACCGTACTGAATCTACACTTACAGAATGGACATCGCAGGCTAACTATTGCCTCAAGCGGGTTTGGCACCATTGAGGCCGCCGCAAGTTTGTCCTTTTGCTGTAGAATTAACGTCAGCGCGTCTCGCTTGTTAGCGGCAACGACAACAATATCTGTTGGTTCGGCTTGCGCTTCGTCAGTTCTGTATACTACCGCGTGTCGTTCGCTGTAAAAGTACCTTGGCATGTTTTACTCCATTTACTTTTGTGTTATGAAACTGCTGCAATAGACCGGCGAATACATCAACGAACTTCTCGTTCTTGCATAGCTCGGCCTCTCCCATTGAATACAAGACGGCGTGCACAAGTTCGTGAAGGAACGTGTGCTGGTGTGTCTGGTGCAATGGTTCTTGGAATGCTTCATTTCGTAGGTATATGATGCCTTCGTCGAAGCGTAGTAGTCCAAGTAGTCCGATTTTCTTTAGATGCTTGTCGTCATTGATTACGCGGAACGTCTTACCTAAAAGTGTGAACGACTTAATCATTTTAGCTCTTCGTGTCTCCAAGGCATATCATGGCCTGTTTTGATTTTCTTCCAATCGTAATGCTCGCGGCGCTTGTCAGACGACAGCAACCAGTCGAAGTAGCGAGCATATTTCTTCGGGCCTATCTGACCCGGAACAGACGGAGCAGTGTTGACTTCGAGCACAACACAGTCGTCTCCGTGCGTTAGAACATCCACTCCGCCCCAATCCAGTCCCAAGGCATCGCAAGCCTTCAACGCTTGCTGACACGCCAGCAACGGATAATCTTTCCACTCAAGTACTGACCAGTCTGCCGTTGTGTTAGTGTTGCTGTTGAGTGTGCGGCCATCAATGCCCTTGTCGTGAATCAGCAGCACCCTGCCGTGGGCGCAGTGAATCCTAAGCTCGCGCTCCTTCTTGAATATCTTCGACAGGTACCAGCCGTTGTCCAAGAACTCGCGTGCCTTCTTGCGCCCAACAATCACCTCGAAGTTGGAGCCAGCGAAGTGTTCTGACGGGCGAGCAATCCACTTTCCGATGAGTTGCATAATGCCAACATCATCGTCAGGCAGGACTGTGCGCGGAATCATAACACCAGCAGCCCTCATCAGTCGGCGAGCGTCAATCTTGTCGGCGGCGTTGAGAATAGCTGACTGCCAGTTATACGTCAGGTCAGCGTTGTCGAACGGTTGAGTGTTGCCATAACGTATCAGATGAGTCAAGGCATCACCGTTCAGCGAATCAACAACATCAACCTTCTGCTTCATGTGAGCGATGATCTTCTTCATCGTCTCGATACAGTTATACTTTACAATCTTTTTCATTAGAACGGTGTAGCCTCCGAACAGTCCAATACCTTTCCACGTTTATAGCAGTACTCAATGGCGCATTTATCACATGGGTTTTCCCATCCATCCACGGTCGTTCCGAGCAGCTCCTTCAACTGAGGTCGCTCCTGAGTTATCCTAGCTCTGAACGTCCTGCACCCGACGATGCTGTGTCCCTTTCCAATTAGCTGGCAATCTGAAATGCACATCTTGCACATACTGGCTCCGTCAACGTGTCGGAACGTGGCACACGAAGCTAGAACAAGGTCTGGCGTCTTAAGCTGGCAACCAAGGCAGATGTCGCAGATGCTCCTAATCTCTGCCCCGATTGGAAGGTGCAGTTGTTTCCCTGCGGTTGCCTCAGTTTGTTTTGACTCCTTTTGGGTAAGAATAGTTCTATCATTCTTTATAAAAGCACGAATCTCCCGAGGATGAAACCTTGTTTCAACCTTGCCAACAAACTTGGCAATCTCAGACGAGGCTACTTGTCTTAGGTCATACATGACGCCAGCTATTGGCTGCTCGCATACTCCGCCGCAACCGCTATGGATGTCCTGACACGCAGCGTTCTGTGTGGTGTGCTTCTTTGTAACCATCTCATGGCACGAGGCGCACTGATACACGCTGGCTCCGATATGTATCGACGACAGTATAACGCGATGCTTCTCGTCGCTGTCTGTAACTCCGTCGTCATTGACTGCGTTCAAAAACGCCTTAGGCTTTATCCAGTCCTGCGAAGCCACGTCCCACACCCTGCCAATGCAGGTCATCTCTTTATCATTAAGGGACTTCTTGGTATTTGGATACTGTATGAAACCTGTATCAGAAGGCCATGAAATGCGATTGTCTTTGACCGTGACAATGGGAGCCGTGTGCCCCGGTATAAACGCCACCTGAGTAAATCCCTTGTCTGCCTCCTTCATGTCGAACTTGATTAACTGACCAGTGTCTTCCAGCTTCTTGATGTCATCGAATCCAGCAACGCGCAGATGGTTGTCGTCAGACGAGAACGCAGGGTATGGCTTCAATGCCACAGCGAAGTCCTGATTCCAAATCCACGCAAACACTTTGCCCGGCTTCCTGTCGTCCACCCACCAGCAAGCGATGCGTCCTTCAAGCCGAGCCAGCGCATTCACGCCAAACTCGTTCAGAAGCCAGAAGATGATTTCAGAGTCAACGTCGAAGGCGTCAACCTCCTTGTGCTGGTCTTTGTATTCGTTCTTTAGAATCCAGAAGTTTGCAACCCTTCCATTGTGCGCACCAGTAATGTGCCCGCTGGTGAAGGGATGGGCATTCTTAAGAGTAACCGTACCAACCGACGAGTTTCGGGTGTGCCCGAGAAACATCTTCTTGCTATACACATCCATCGGGAACCCCTCATCCTTCATTGCCTGAACGATTGAGCCTAGTCCGTGACCAATGTCGTACCCGTCTCCCTTCTCGTTCTCCGTAGTGAAGCCAAACGAATCGCGTCCACGCTCAATGTTCAGAATAGCGAGAACCATATTCCTATAGGTCTCGCCGTTAAATCCGCCCCAAATTCCACACACTTAAGTACCCTGCTTTCTTATTGCAAACGTTGAACTAGGCCAGATTTAGCCAGCTTTTTAAAGCGTTCAATTCTATCGAGGTAGTACACCTCTAGGTGCTTCGGAATAACCTTTAGCGGGTGCTTCCACTTCTCTTCCGGCAGGGCAGCGTGAGGAATGATGTTGAACCAGAACTCCATCCAGTTAGCAATCTTCTGGACGTTGGATGTGCCTTGATGAATTCTGATTTCAATAGCACCCTTGAACCAGTGCCCGTGAAAGTTGGCCCACTGATACCTGTTCAGGTTGCCATCGTACTTAGCACCCCTGTCGTTGCACCGCTTGGTCTTGTGAATGTTACTCCCAATGCTCTGCTTAACCCTAGACCTGCCATAGCACCAGTCCAGCAAATCTTCTCGGCTATGGAATGCAGGGATGTCTGGCAGTGTAACCGGAAGACCTGCGTTGTTTCCGTTCACAACCTCTGGAAGCCTGCGAGACGGAGACACCACGCTAAAGAAGAACTGCTCGTACTTCTTCAGGTAGCGCATCAGGTTGTTCATCTCGAACCACCCGAACTCCTGCGTTCCGATGTGGATGTGCAGCCCGCAGCGCATATAAACAACTGCGTTCAGACGCTTGCCGAACTCGCCAAGCCACCATTCATAGTTCGACTCGTGCAGAATTGGCGACACAAACTCGCACGGGAACTTCCCTCGTAGCGAGCCGTCGGTAATCCCTGTCACCATATGCTCCTTGTCGCCCCACATGGCAAGTTCAAGCTGGGAGCCAACCGTAGGCTCGCACTCTACCTCAACGCCTACGGTCCTGCCTGTTCCTTCTACCTCCTTCTTTCCGTGATACACAAACGGCAGGCTTTTCTCTACACACGCAGGACAGTAACCATAGATGTACTTGTCAATGCCAAGCATTAACATTGATCTAATCTGAGGGTTTGGCGTGAAAGGCTTTCCGCAGTTCTGGCACGAGCATCCTTTCTTTACTTGGCATTCGAAGCACATTGTCTCCGACATGGTTTGCTGACCACCTGAAACTGTGTACGCCTTGCCACAAGACGCGCACTTACGGGAATACTTTAGAGCATACTCCTTAGGAAACGGTCTTCCGAAGTCGTCGTACACAAGGTCTCCTGCTCGATAAAAGCCTCTGTGGGTTTCAATAACCTCTCGACTTTCAACAGCGCTTGTCAGAGTTTTCTCTGACACAAACCCTTGCCCCCGAATCTCGTATCGGTTGCGTGAGTAAATCTTTCGCCCGGTCTTTGGGTCTATGAGTTCGTGCACCTCGTCGCGCCTGCGAAGGCTTCCGCCCTCTTCAATGACTACGTTCTTGCGAAGCTCGAAGCCTTCACCGAACCTTGTGTAGTCACGACGGAAGCATTGCTTGCAGATCGGCACATCTAGCACAAACCCTATTGCTGGCGAGTTGCACTTGCACTTAATTCTGTCGATTTTCAAGTTGAAGCACATCCTCTTGGTCGTCTGCGTGTGGTGCCTTCATCCCCAGCAACACATCAACATACGATACGTACATTGATGTGATGGCTTCCTCGCGTGTCTGACCGTTACGGATGCGAGCTGTCAAAGCCTCTTTTGCTTGAGACTCGCTCCTGAACTTCTTGCTCAGAAGCGTTCTGTACATATGCAGAACGAGTTCCTTCATACTGCCTCCGGTCTTTTTACAGATTCGCCATGAACTCGGTCTCGAACTTGCGATAGGCGGCATTGTATCTAAGTTGCGCGTGCGAGTAGTTATTCCAGCCATAGTAATCTCCGGCGGTGAAGTCGTTCAGTTCTGAATCGAACTTCATGTTTCCGTCCAGCATCCACACCAGCGCAGCAAGCTGGAATGTACGCTCCTTGTCTCGTATGGGTGTGTACGAGGCGTAGGCCGTGTTATTGCAACTTGAAATTGGCAACTGCCAGTCCTTGATGTTGACCGCCACATCAGACAGGAACGGAAGCAGCCGCATAAACAGCGCCTTGCAGGCATCATTGTCGCAGTTGTTGATGGCTGCACGGGCTTCGTCGTCTTCGATCTGGTCAATCACAACGTCAGCCATGCCGCTTTCCCAAATGTGATGCACCATCCGCGCCATTCCGAACAGCGCGTGAGACAGAGCCGCCTTACGGAGCCAGAACGAACCGCAGGTGCGGTACTCGAAGCGTGGGTTTGCATCTGCCGGATGATTGCGGTAGCAGCCAGCGAGTCCAACGCCGTCGCCCTTACGGAGCCTGTGCGACTCATCGCGGTCGCCCCACATGGCAACGAGTCCAACGATTCTGTCGCACAGTTTGGCGAACTTCTTTTCGTATTCCGGATTCACACACTTGCCGAACTGCACATGATAACCAGCGGTGCGAATCGGATGATTAGCGTAGTCCTCAATGGGACGGTTTGGGGTGTCGGTGTACGCCGAGAAGTCCGGGTTGCAGCCCATGACATGGGACAGGTATTGACCAACGTCAATCTGCGCCTGAGTCATCTTGACCGCCGACAGCGCGTGCATCTTGGCCGCCCTCTTGCGACTTGCGTACTGAATACACTCATTGACTGATCGATTCATCGAGAGAACGATGCCGTCACGGCAAGTTGCGGGAGTGAAATTGAGTTCAACCTGAACACCATCCGCAAATACTTTGTGATATTGGCTTTCGCCAACAGGCCTGACGTATTCACGCGAGTACGGGAAGAACCCGGCGGCATCCGCTGGGATAACGACACCATCAGGACCGATGGCGAACGCCTCCACATCACCACCCATCAATAAATTGCCGTGATTTTGCGCCAACTTAGCCAGCTCACGCGTCAGAACCTTCTTGTTTTTCTTCATCTTTTCCCTCTTACCGATTGCAGATAGGGCATTTTTGCCCCACAGTATTAAAACCCTTGTTTCCGCACGCCTTACAGTCCAACGTTCCACTGCCGCTACACAGGCTGCATTTCTGGCCCTGATAAATCTTTCCAGAACCAAAGCAAATAGGGCACAGCCTCTCTCTGCGCCCCAAAATTATTCCATACGTCTCAAGCTCGCTTATGATATGTTCAGCAAACTCAATAGACTTGTCTTCAGAGCACCCGAAGAAATTAGCCGCCTCCCAAGCTATTGGGCCATCAGGCGAGATTTCGATGAAACATCCGGCGCAGGTGCGAATTATTCCCTGAGATGCAACAAGAAGCCCCTCTACTTTCCCGCCACACTTAGAGCAGTTCGAGCCGGGTTCACCTGTTTTCCATATCATGCAAAGCTCTTTTCTTTGACACGCGTACACCCGTCTTTGTTATGAGGGCAGTATGTGCAGGCCATATCGCGCTCTACACATGAAGCAAGTTCTGCCTCGGGGTATGCAATGATTTCCTTTTCATTGACCTCGAATACGTTCCCGCTGCCGTCATGCACCATCGCAACGCCATCCACTGTCTTAATGACGCTGACGACAAGATTGCGATATACTTTCATTGGTTGCTCCCAAATAAGTCCTTGTCATAGTCCAGCGGCTTGCCCATGATGTGCGGCCATAGCACGATTTCACCGTGATATTTGATTTCACGCCATTGGAAGAAACCCTCGATGTGGCGAAGACAGTATTGATAGAAGGTAACAGCGCCGAAACGAAATGCGCCTTTCACTTCGTTCGTCTTCTCGTCAACCTCGCCGAAGAACTTGCGTATACCGGCCATTACATGCTTCCTTTCTCCATGAAGTGTTTGACGCAACGGAAGAACGTCAAGTCCCACGCAGTTAGCGGACCCCACGCGTCGTTGTTCTTTGAGACACCAGTCCAAGGATAGCGAGGCATTGCCAGCCTGCGTTGTATCGGAATACCGCCAGTGTTCAGGGCAAACACAAGCTCGCCTATGCGCCCGCATGTGAAGTGGTGGATTCTGGTCGGAACTGGGTCAACACCAACAACATCAAATCCCGGACCAATCTTTCCGCGCTTTTCATTTCTCCTGCAAACAGGAAACGCGCAATCAGGATGCTCGTACATCTCGTCACCGATCAGCATCGCCTCTTTGCGGACCTCTTCGATGTCCTCGAAGTTACCACCTTTGTACCAAAGAGAAAACGCCGCCAGCATTGGCAGCGTTAGTCCGTGGCGTCCGAGCTTTGTGCGCCATACGAAGATGGCGTATTTGTGCGGAGGATTCTCAGGTAGCTTTATCTTTTTTGACATAAACTCCTTTACTTGTCACTTCTAGGCACCGCTTGTGGAGAACGGCAGGGTCAGCGGCCATCAGAATCAGTGTAGTTCCTGGGTGCATTGTGTTCTGTCCAGTTCCAGAAACGAAGCCTGTCTTGAACCCTAGGTCCTCAAGGATGGCCTGCATATTCTGTTCTTCCGTTACTAGGCAGGAGATTATCTTGTAGCCAAGCCATCCACAGCGTGATGCTGGCGTATCTTTATCTGCATATATTTTGGTGCTTCCGCTAAAACATTGAAGCCCAAGAAGCTGCTCTGCTGTATCAAGTCTTCGCGCTTCAAAGTCAACCATCTTCTTGTCTTCCGGTATCTTTTTCCAACCTTGGGAACCTTTAACCGACCAAAATCCGTACAGCTCAAGGTGAGTGCATGAGCCATTTGCCGTTTTTGTCATCACCATGTCGCCTTCCTTGGGTGCAACAACATTATCTCCGAATACTGAACCGTTCATCCGAACATCTCCTTTATTTTCTTGTCAAACCAGCGAGAGCAAGCAAAGTTATCATGCAGCATTTCGGGGTGCCACTGCACGGCCATGACGCGAACTCCATCATGGTTGGTTCCGGCGTACGCCTCAACGATGTCTCCGTGCGTTGCAAGAACCTCCAAACCATCAGGCGGCTTTCCGTTGGTCAGAATGCAGCCTTGATGGTGGTAGCTGTTCACGAAGAAGTCAACAGTACCCCTGACTCCATGCGGCGACGGATGGCGCGGAACGATGTCCTGCATCAACCTACCACCTGACATTGCCCAAAGGAACTGGCAACCACGGCATATGCCAACAGCGCCAAGGTCTAGGTCAATGCACTTGCGATACGTTGCAAGGTCTTGCCTGTCAGCATCAAGCGAGAAGTGTGTTTCCTTCTGCGCCTTCTCTCCGTACAGCTTCGGGTTGATGTCCGCACCGCCCCAAAACATACGGTAGCCACGCTCCGTGAAGCGAGGACGCCGCGCTGGCTTAAAGAACTGTTCCTCGTATTCGTTCTCGCCGTCAGGCAGGTGAGATACGTGCCGAACCCCGTCACCATCAATGTATACTCGCATTTGTTCCTTTCAAAAGCTCATAATTTTCGTGGATATTCCCGACAACCACAGACTGCTTGCCAGTGCTGTCCTCTAAGAACGTAAACTCAATCGGCATGTTTAGTGACGGGTGAGTCATACACCACGCGCTCTCAACCCACTCTACCAGCATTCGATTTGGCTCAAACCCGTCAACACTAACGATGTCACCCTCGAATATTTCCTTGCCGTTCTTGTCGGATAGGCCGGTGCTTTGCATCATCACGCAGAATGGACTCCAAAACGTTGAGCCGTCTGCGTTTATGAACCCAACCTGATTGCCGAAAGAACACATAGCAATAAGAGAGGTATTGCTTTTTGCTTCTTTAATCTCGACCATGCGCTTGTTCTTAGTGTCAAACGCCCTAAATCTGAATCTGTTCGGTGTATTCATAAAATCTCCCAACACGCGACGCAAAGATCGTACTCAACGCTCCCGCGCTGAAACCTGAACGTCTCGAAGAATACCGGAATCTTGTGTTCCGCAGCACGCTCGTTGTAAATCTTCTCCATGATTGCATGGCGAAGAGAGTCTTCCTTCTTGATTACGATGCAGTCAAGTGTCTTGCCGTCTCGATACGGCAGCGACTTATGCGGAGACAGCTTGAACGAGTCGTCTTCTTGGTGCTTGATTGTCCAGCGTTTGTTCTTCTTTGCCTTCATACATTGTCTCCGTGTTCACAAACAAGAACGAAGTAGATGACCAGCATGATGACGATGAATGGAATCATAGTTCTACTAGTTGGCGTACCCGGCAAGAATTGAACTTGCGACTCGAATACGCATTGTTGTTGACCGAATTAACATAGAATGCTATTATAATGGCGCGTCTGACAGGAATCGAACCTGCATAATCCGGTTACAGTTTCCGCTTTAGGAGAACGGACTGGTACAGACGCGGGAGTATCTATGAATAAGTGTAAGTGCTGTGGTTTAGAGACGCGCAATCCATCGTTTTGTTGCAGATCGTGCTCCGCTAAATATAACAATGTTCTTTTCCCGAAGAGAAAGCTTGTTCGCCCTTGCTCTGTGTGCGGAAGTCAGAGAAGCTCGTTTAAACACAGCAGGTGTGACAAGTGCCAACGTGAATACCTAGACAGGAAGATAAAGAACAGGACTATAGGGCAATACAGGACGGCGCTACACCTATCTGGGCGTCATGGTTCGTGGGTTCACGCTCAGGTTAGGCAGATGTCTAGACAATGGAACAAAGACCTAAAGCTTCTACCCTGCGCTAAGTGTGGATATGATAAGCACGTGGAGCTGTGCCATATAAAGCCGCTTAACTCATTCCCTGACACTGCAATTCTTTCAGAGGTGAACTCACCGCAAAACATAATACAGCTTTGCCCAAACTGTCATTGGGAGTTTGACAATCTGCCGCGATAACCGCGCTCGGTCCAGTTGAGCTATAGGTACAATTCTTCACTTCCAGAAAACAAAAAAGACCATAGCCAGTAAGACTATGGTCGAAAGAGCCGGTAGATACCAAGGCTCGTCAGCGTCGAATCTTGTCACGGTTCTCCAAAAGGCAGTACTTGAAGCATTCTAGGTCGTCTTTACTTAGTGGACCCCACTTACCGCGGTTCTTGGATACGCCAGTCCATGGGTACGACGATACCGTGTCGAACACAGGGTCGCAATCACGCCTGCCATAAAGCGAAAACACATTCATCTTGGTGAGGTTGCAATACTCAACACAAAACTGCTTCGACTCCCACATATATCGCTCGACCCTCTGCGCGATTTCCTTCGCAGCTTTGTTGGTCGGCTCTACACCGGATGCGTACTGTACATACGCGCATATGAACGGAAGGCTTGGCGCATAATTGTATGAAGACCAGCAATCAACAATGTCGTTCGCGTGGTGCAGTCGTTTCTTTGTCAGTCTCACAGATGCTCTCCTTTCCAGTTTGTTCCCTCAAACTTCTTTGAGCCGGTTGGCGGATTGTCGTACACCCAAATCACGGCGTCTCCGATGGTGACTGCGTGATAGCCAGCTCCGGTTTCCATCATGTCCAGCATATCGTACAGCTTCTCGTCAACGTCATAGATTTCCACATCAACGGAGCCGCCGTTCTGAATGGCAAACGGATACGGAGCATAGCTAAGATACAACTGCACGCCATTGATTGTGTAGTTCCTGACGAATGTCATATTACCAAAGCGCGAGTGGTTCCAGAAGCCTTTCTTGAGGGAGCCGTAGCAGGCGATGCGCTTCATTGCTTCACCGACCAACGAAGAAGCGCCGCCATTGCAGCGACGCCCATCCATTCGAGTATTGTCATTGTGTTCTACAGTTAAATCCAGTACCAAATAGCACCGAGCACGCCATCTTTTCCGCCAAACTTCTTATCAATTCTCGCACACTCTCCCGTTAGCACTCCTATTAAGACGAAGGCGACAACTGCGATAATAGAAGCCACTACGCATAAAATAATGCGAAACATTAGAATCATTTGTTTTCTCCTGTAAAATGGTCTCCGTTTATACGAACGGAGAAACGCCGCGTTCTTTCCGCAGTGTCGTCAGATTTTAAGCAATGACTCTGTAAACATTGGCGGCCGAGGTTGGAGTCGAACCAACAGGATAATTCCGTTGCCCACTGCCACTACTTTGTCACATGGCCGGAGTGTTAGTACGGCTGTTTCAAAGGCCGCCGCGTTTTGTGGGATTAGGTTTTGTCCGTACCCAAGGGAACGCGGGACTCCATTTAATTTAGCGGCGAAATTGTTGTAGCTTGTACACATTAATGCCAAGCTTGTGAAGAAGCTTAGAGCAAGCTTTACACGGCTCGATTGGACACAGAAGCCCGGTCTTCGATACACGAGCAAGGAGAATCGAAGAGATGTTGCAGTTCTTGCGTAGCAGGTTTATCTCTGCATGAAGCCCACCGCCGGGATAGTTCATCCTCGGCATGTTGTGGGCCTGACAGACGACAACGCCGCGACGGTTTAATCCAATCGCGGCGACACGGTAGCGGCATGGGCTTTTGAGCGCTTCGCGGACTAGCAGTTGCTTCATCATTTGAGCGTCGAAACCGCCTTAACGCTCGACTTGCTCAGGCAGTCAGGGCAGAAGTTGCCTTCGCCGCCTGAGCAGCCCTTGCACTTTGGGTTTTTCCAATCCTTACACCGAAGCGGCCCCCTTCCGATAAACGCACACTCCTGGTTTTTGCAGTTGTAGCACGACTTCTTCATTTCTTAATCCTTCCATATACCAGCCAATACGCGAAAGCGCACGCTGCAAGCCCGCCGAGTCCGCAAATAAATCCGCAGAACAGCAACCTCAATGTTTCTTGCAGCATGAATGCTCCTTCGCCAGTTTCAGACACTCAGGACAATCGGCGTTAAGCTTCCCTTTATCTGCCAGCTTCTCGCCTTCGTGTTGCGGGCAGATAAGCTCTCCGCAGACGGTAAGCGTGAAGCGCGTCTTCTCGGTTGTCCCGCCGATGTGGCAAGAGCAGCGGACTTGTGTCGCTTGATACTTAATCAAGTGTTTCACAGCATCACCGCGTCTTGGAAGCCGTTGTTCCTGTCGCCCGCCTCCATATGAGCAGCCCAAGTGAACAGGTCTGCAACTAAGTCTGGAGTCTGAGGAACAGGTGGCATCTCCATCCCGCGTTTCTTCCAGAAGCGCACGCAGGCGTTGTGGAAGACTGCCGCCTTAGCTCCTAGGTGGCGTCCGTCGAAGTTTTCGCGCTTCTTGCGGCAGGAGAAGTCTTTCATTTCCGACTCCTTATAATTGCCAGCTTTGTTTTGTCTTGGTTCATGTTGCACCGAACCATGAACTCTGCAAACTCAGGGCATTGCAGCGCAGAGAAGCGAAGGACGCGCTGGATGCTCGCGTTGGTTTGAGCGGCTTGGTTATATTTATCCCTCCAAGCATCACATTCCTTTTTCAACTCGTCGCGCTGACCAGCTACGATAGACGCTCCAATGGCGGCGAACACAAGCATCGCGCCTAGAATTGGAGCGAGTGAGTCTTTATCCATAGTTTCTCCTGTGCAAACAAAACAAGCGCCTCTTTATACAGGAGGCGCAGACTGTCCAGTACTACGCATCTGCGAATACGCAGAGCTGATTACGTTTGTGACTGACTGCGTTTTAAGGCGTTCACATCTCATCATCCGCAGACGACTGCATGTGTCGGCACTTAGTACACAGAGACAATCACTCACTTCCCATACACGCTAGAGCTTACCTACCGCCGTAAACTCCGATAAAGGAGCTTAGATGCGGGTACTTCTGCTTACCCGTAATGTATAGGCCAAAATAGTCGCCGTCTTTCCGGCGTGTCAGAGAGTGAAGGTCGCCAGTTATTCCCGCGCTTGGGCGACTCCACGGTATGCTTTAGCATTTCGGCTTTCGCCTCATCAGCCACTTGATAAACAAGTGCGCGGCAAGATGCCAGCAGTCACTCTCCTTCGCTGGCCCACGGTTGTTTTGCCATTGCAAATGGAGGCGGTCTTTCCCGCCAGTCAGCTACGTTCCTTTTAATATGTTGCAACGTGCAAGCACCATACACTCCCGAACGAACTCCGAACCCCTTGACGCAGATTAGCCGCGATTGCAGAAGTCAGCGGCAGCGGCCACCGTATCAAACGAATGCGAAGCACGCATCCAGTCCTTGCCAGCGTTGTACGTCACGATGACGCTGCTTCCGTTGCGGATGAAGAACGTCTGCCGCTTAGTGCCGTCCTTCTCGATCATCTTGATGGACACGCGGAGATGCGGCCCGAACATACGCTTGTAGAAGCCTTGCAGCGCTTTCTTGCGGGCACCGGCACCTTCTCCGCACTTCGTGCACACCAGCAAATCCTTCTTCTTGCGCTGGTTGTGGACGGTGATGTTGTGGCACGCGCTGCAATATTGCTTCACGAGAACACCGCCTTCACAAGGCGGCTATCCGCCAGGTTCGAGACGACGATGTGCGAGGCTTCCGAGACGCTGAAAGCCTGTGCTTTCGCCTTCGGAAGATACGGAACCGGCATACCAGCCTCAGGAACGCACTTGTAGCATTCACGGCGCTTGGAGCTGTGCGTGGAGAACGGATTCACGCACTTACGGCAGAGAACATGACGACGAGCACTCATTTTCTTCATCCCTTGGGGTTTGTTGTTGGACTGCAAAAGGGTGGTGATAACGGCTACACGGTAAGGTGTGCAATGCAGTCGTAATACGCTTTTCCATGGTAGGCTGCATACAGGGCTTCCGCCCTTGCCTTTACTTCGGCCACGTTATCACCAAGTTGAGGGCGACGGCAGGATTCGAACCTACACACGTTGTGCACAACGCTACTCCGTGCATATCCGCAGACCATTGCAAGTACGCGTTGTCTTGCGCTGAACATTGGATACGTCGCCAAATCAATAAGATATTTTATCGAACGCCTTTTTAACCATCTCGTTAAATACTTTTCTAGCTGCGTCCCAAGCTGCGGACCAAGCTGCGGCCCTATCTGCGTCCCTAGCTGCGGCCCAAGCTGCGGCCCTAGCTGCGTCCCTAGCTGCGCCCCTAGCTGCGGCCCAAGCTGCGTCCCTAGCTGCGGCCCAAGCTGCGGCCCTAGCTGCGTCCCAAGCTGCGGACCAAGCTGCGGCCCAAGCTGCGGCCCTAGCTGCGTCCCAAGCTGCGGACCAAGCTGCGTCCCTAGCTGCGCCCCTAGCTGCGGCCCAAGCTGCGGCCCTAGCTGCGTCCCTAGCTGCGCCCCTAGCTGCGGCCCAAGCTGCGGCCCGCAGCGACTCATTTCCTGTCTTTAAATACTCCACGACAATAGGTGGCGCATCCCACTTATCAATCACAGAAAGGGCGCGGTCCATTGCGAACTTCCTGAGTAGTTCTTCGGAATTTACTCGCTTTACAATCTTGCGTTTGCGGCACACAAACTTATCCGCGCTCGTGTCGCAGATACAATCAACCTCGACAATGCAAAGAGTATTACCCGGCGCGTATTGAAGCGCATCGAAAGCGTCGAATGATGCGTGAAGACCAGACGTACATATTTCAATACGCCCAAAGTGTTCCAGCCATTCACCGTCCTTTGGAACCGGCCGTCCGTCTCTGAGTTTATCACCTACGAAATGATATGCAATTTTATTTTTCATGGCTAAACCTACGCTCGCTTCACCAAATAAAAAGCCGCCGTAACGGCTGGCGTGGAGTTAATGTTCTCCAGCTTCCAGACATCACGGCGGCACGTTGAAAGATTGTTACCGCACCCAAGCGGACACGTTGGCCTTGATGCGGAGTTTAGCGTTCTTGCCAAACTCGGTCTTGGCAAAGTTGCGCTTCAATGCGACTGCATCGCAGTAGCGAAGCAACCCGCGGGCAATCACTTCGTTGTGGACCCAAACGCCTTCGCCGTTCTTCTTGAACTGGACGATGGCGAACTGCTTATGCGCTATCATTTTGCCTCGAATTGTATAAATGGTCGCATCCACGTGCGGCTGCTTTCAGGAGCGGCGTCGCGCCAATCAACATAAAGCCTAACCTGTTTGCCTTCCTTCGCCAATTCTAGCGCCGAGTTTAGCGCCCTGTTGATTACCTCGCTTTCTTCTTTATTTATCGTACCCATAGCGTCTCCAGCCATGCAACTGCGGCGAATGCAAGAAACGCCATTCCAATACAGAACAGCGCGTAGATTAGCCACTCGATTTTCATGTTGTTCTCCTGTCGAGTTGGTGTTGTTTCAACTATTAGCAACTGTCGTATAACACGCATTGGTTGTACGGACCCATGCTCCCGTAGGTGCGCTTCCGCCCATTATAGCTGACGGTTTTCACGTCTCATGGCCGCTTATTTCATCTTCTTAGTAACTTCGAGTTTCGCAAGCGCCAAGCTAAATCCGCATTACTATTCCATCTCATTCAGATGGCTTTTGTGCGGCATACAATAACCCAGCCCTGTTAATGCCCGTCTTTAGGCTTATGCTGTTCATTAGGGTATAGTCCTCCATACCCCTTAGAATGTTTGTCTGGTAGGTTTCTAGCCAGTCTGTCCTAGTCGCCATCAACTCATGTGGCCTGTGACGCTCGGAGCCACTAGGAATATCGGGGTAGTTTCTCAATCGGCAGCGGTTTGGAGGTTTGACTTGTTCCCACCATTCCACGCGGCTTTCGCGGTATACTCAGCATCCCAAGCAAACACCCCCAAGGCTTTCATTACCTTGGATTTGCCAGTGAAGTCCCATACAAGCAACACTTCAAGCGGGATTTGGTTTCCCTTGCCGAGTATAGTCTAGAAAAACTATAGGGTGTTGATTCACCCACGTACAGGATTCACGCCCTGTCATGCCCTTGTCTGGTGCCATGTCTCTGCTTAGAGAACGCCTTATCAGAATTTAAGTAACAAACCGTTAGCGTCATTCTTTTCGCAGTTTACGGAGCAACGCCCCTGCCGCGATTTATCTGTAACCGATAGTCTTTGTGGTGATTCCCACGTTGGGCTACGCCCGCACCTATCGCGCTCGTATTTACAGAGTGGAATTTCCCCGCCACCAGCGTCACTCCTGACCTTGCCGAGTACTCTCCTTTACTTTCGCTCTAACGATTCATAATGTCGTACATTCCACGGTGCACACCGTATCACCAAATTGATTGCCTAGCGGAACTTATTAGTTCCCAAATAGATTGCAGGCTTAAAAGTTTAGCACGGTTGAAGGTTTAAGGGCTCTCGCCCGCCGTTCGCCACCTTAAATTGGTTGCCTGCATCGTGAAGCCCGCCTAAGAGTGCGGGGGTTTATAGCGCCCCCGCTTCTGCGGTACTTGGTGCCTTTTATAGCATCTTATTTTCCCGCTACCGCAACTTACTTCTGATCCTGCTGCTCATAGGTCGTCGTGCTGGACGTAACCTGAGCGTCCTGCGTCTTGGCGGCGACGGGCTTCTCGATCTTGTAACCCGCCGCAATCAGCGCCTCTACCATTTCGCTCGTGCTGGCCTTGAGCGCGGCCTTCTTCGGCAGAGCGTAGACAACCCGCCCACGCGTGCCGTCGTTGTGCATCCGCACACCATGCTTGCGGAGGCCCTTCTCTTGCATCCGCTGCTCTTCCGCAGCAATCATGGGCGCGAGGATTTCATTCTGCTCTTTCATACGCGCCTCGACCCATTCGCTCTTGGCCTTGCCCTTAAGGGCTTCGCGCACCATCTGACCGGCTTCGTTATACTCCGGCTTTCCAGCCAGCCCGCGCCAGAAGGAATAGCCCTTGCCATCGAAACCCGTCTCGCGCTTACCCATGACAGTCTCGAAAGCGGCCATCTTGCCATCCGCGCCCTTTTGCACGAATGTCTCTTTCACTACGCCGCTCTTGAGAACCGTCCGCGAACCGACAACCGCCACCGCGTTCGTATCGTTCATTTTACCTACTCCGCCCCGCTTGTTTCGCGTGCTTACTGGTGTTTAGTGGTTTGCGGCCAAAGCTTACACTTTGCGCCGTCCTCTAATCGGGCGGGAGCAACCAAACACGCGCATATTACAGGGTAATACACTCGTGTTTAGCCTCTACGGCTTGCAGGTTCTAATCCTAGTCTAGGCAATACGCTTCGCATACGTTGACCTTATGTCCGGCATTGCCGGCGTCGTCGCTATCAGTCACAAGGCACGCTCACAGTTTAGCATTTAGCTGTAAGGGTGGGGGCGGCCTGTAACAGGATTTACCGCTAACATACGCTAGGCTAGGGTTAGAGCCTACAAGCTTTCGAGTGCGTCAGCTAAGGGACATCCGCCGCTATCGGCCATCCTCCCGCCGCTGACTATCCGGCGCACGTATTAACGTTTCGCGCCGGACTACTCCCGCCCCACCCTGCGCGCTACATGCGCGGGGAAAATGGGGCAAGCTTCATAATCTATTTGGTTCTGTTATCACGGCGGGAATGTCTTTTACCACGCCGAACAGACCGCTAGGTTTTCAATGAACACGGCCGCGGGCACCGGCTCGAATAGTCGAGCTGCTTGCGTCGTCAGGGCTTTCCATCCTGACCGGCACCTAACGGTGTGGCGCTTGTCGCAGGTGCCGCTTTGACCGGCTGACCTGCAACGCTTACACCTATGGGAAAGCAGGGGGGGGGGGAGTCAGGGGCCGCGGGGGCGGGCCTTGCCCCCTCCGGTGGGGTGGTCGGTGCGCGCAGAACTAGTCCCGCAAACTCAGCCTATAGAGACTTTCCAAGACGTCTTTTCGCCACCAGAAAAAGACACTACATCACTGTCACTCTGGCGTACACTGCTGTCTATGCCATCACTGTCTTTGTTACTCTCTCCTACGTATAGACACCATTATTTAGAACCTACAAATCGTATGCAGAAATAGGCGTATAGCATTGTCACGCAAATGAGTACAAAAAGTAGTTGACGAGATGGCGTGAAGTTGGTACAGTATAAGCATGGTCAGGCGACGTTGAGGACGTTTGTTCAGGGTAGCATATACATAGCGCTATCATCGAATCGCCTGCCCATCTAATTTATGAAGTATATCACAGACTCGTTCGTTGCTCATCAGGAGCTTACTTCGGTTCTTAACTCGCGGGATTCAGACGGCTGGACCCTGCTTAGAATCATCGAGTGCGCCCCAATTAACGACAGGGACAGCGTGACATTGATATGGATGAAGGACTAAACATTCCACAAGAGTCTCCTGACCCTATCATGGACGACTCCAATCTAAAGCCTCAGGGGGTACATCTTCAAACGATGTCGCTAGAAGAGGCGTCGGGGTTCCCGGCTATTAAGAACCTAGAGGCTAGGATTCAACAGATTCTAGCATTAACTGCTTTCGGGTTCTCGCCTAGAACCATCGGTAAGGCTTGGGGTGTTAGGTCTAACACTATCAGAGACTTGGTGAAGAAGCATGACCCTGACAATAAGTTTTCGCTTTCAAAGCAGTCGAAGCGGGCGTTCCTTACGAAGATGTTGGAGTCTAGGGCGGCTGAAGCGTTGGCTTACATCACGCCAGAAAAGCTCGAAGCGTCGAACGCGTTCGCACTCGCGTCTATCGCAGAGAAAATGCTACGAACGGTCGCAAGCCTTGAGCCGAGAGACTCTACACGGGTTCTAGTCGGAACTGTGGATGAGATTATGAAGAAGCTTAAGCAGAAGCCTATTGAACTTGTAAAGGGAGAAGATGGAAGCTACAGAGAACAGTCAGACACCGATGATTCCAGTGAACACACTGGCGAAGAACAAGAAGCACCTAATGGAGCTTCCTGAGGCCGCTACTAAATGCTACCAGCTATATACCAACGGGGCGGCGTTCAAAGAGAATGCAACCTATGCCGATTGGGAGATGTTCGGGAAGCTAGTCTTTGTCTTTGGTGGTGCAATGATGTGGTATGTGGGGGACTGGTTGAACTTCGGAGAAAAGAAGTTCGGCGAGAAGTACACTCAGGCGTTGGAGATAACAAAGTATGATTATGGTACTCTGCGTAATTGTGCTTACGTTAGTGGGCGCTATGAACTTAAGGATAGACGACAAGGACTGTCTTGGCGTCATCATGCAGATTGTGCTAGGTTTGAGCTTGGCGATAGGACTGCTATCCTCGATATGGCCGAAAAGCAGGACATGAGTTCTACCCAGCTTAGGGAATTCCTGCACAGGCAGTTCCCTACTGAATACAAAAAGTTAAGTGACGCTCCTGCAAAGACTTTCGATACTTGGTGGCCTAGGTACGCACAAACCCTTCCAGTGCAACATGCGCAAGACGTTGATATCATTAGTATTGCGAAGGATGCCTGGCGTGCTGGTCAGAAGGTACTTGACAGCCAATCGGTATGATGATACACTCTTTATCAGCGGTGGGTTAGATATCGCGTTGGTTACTCCAAAGCCCGTAAAAAGGGCGCAGGCGAGATGGTTAAGAACCACAGGATACTTCGGGAGCGCGAGTCCTTGAGTCTGCGTTAAGCTGTAGGAAACATCACTTAGTCCGAATTTGACAGACCCTTAAGAGAACAGACACCGCTTCGTTGGTCCATATAGTACGTGAGTAGCAAGCTAGGGTCGGTAGATACGGCCTGAAGATGGGTGACGAACCCACTGCGAACTGTGACGCTGGTTGCGTATGAATTAGTTCTCAATGGTGCAGTGTATTCATAGCTTGAACCGATTTGACAGTTAACATGCGCTGCGAACCTCTCGCTTCGAGACGTGAGCGGCGCTGCCGAAGGCACGATGAAGAAACAAAAGAAAGAGCCAAAGCCACATGATACCTACTGGCGTGATAAGGCTGATAAGGAAATCACTAGACTTCACACTGGACGCGCTTGTGTTGTTTGTGGCACCTGCGTTCGTACTTGCGGGCACCATCTCATACCACGCTCAAGGTCGTCTTTCTTACGGCACAACCTGCTTAATATCTTCACACTGTGCCCTAGTCATCATATGTTTTCTAATGAAATGGCTGCTCACGCCACGAATGCACTAGCAGGTCACGCGTTTATCGAGTTCATTAAAAGCAAGTTCCCGCAGCGCTTTGCCTTCCTGATCGAGAACCAGCACGTAACACAAAAGCCTGATTACAAATCAGCATACGAGAAACTAGTAAATGAAACTGAAACTTGTACAGATTGTTGAGAACCTAGTCGCTATTAATCCTAATGGCGTTGATGGCCGTTGCCACTTCTGCCAGCGCCGCACAGGCAACTCTATTGAGAAGCACGGCACTAAGTGCCCTTGGACATATGCCAAGCGCTACCTAGGCGGTAAGCAGTGGGCTGAGTAATGCAAGTAACTGTCATCACTGAAGACGGCTACGCCAAGATGTCATACAAGGAGTTTCTTGGAAACAAGAAGCTCTTTGATATGACACACGACCCTAACAGGTATCTGCTTATTCTAGGAAATACGCTTCTTACTTACTCTAAGAAGTACCTGTCAGAGAACGAGCAGGCCCGTCAGATCGTGGCGCACCTAGAGAATGAGAGACACAACAATGCCTTACAGTTTTTCGCTCCTTCAGGTGGTGCTATTACTGATTTTATCAATGATACTTACCACACTATTACTGGTCTGGTTGCTCCGAACCGCAATGGAAAGACCGTCTCTGCCTTGGTGAAGTGGCTAATCCAGTCTATGGATTGCAAGCGCGACTGGAAGATATTCACTGAACATGGCGTAGAATACAAGCCTTGGACTGGCCCTAAAGAGGTTGGCATCGCCACATACCAGTGGGCGCAGCATAAGCGCATCATCTGGCCTGAGCTTTCTAAGTGGATTCCTCGCTCAGAACTAGGACAGTACGCCAAGAATTCAGAGAAACAGAAGTACATTAATTGGGACAGAAATCCTGTGCTTCCTCTTGAGTGCGGCACTAACATTTGGTTCTTCTGCTATGAACAAGATCAAAACCAGTTCGAGGGTCAAGCGCTCGATATCTGGCATTGGGACGAGCAGGGCGAGGAAGACAAGTTTGATGGTGCAAACGAGCGTACCCGTACCCGCAGAAACGGACAGCACATCTTTTCTCTTACGCCTCATAAAATACCCGGACGCCCCGACACTGGAGCTGGCTCTTGGATACACAAACTTGATAGCGGAGAGGTCACGAAGGGCCACAGGGTCAAGATGTTTCACTCTTCCCTTGAAGACGTGCCTGACTGGATTTATTCTGAAGAACAAAAGAGGGCTGCCTACAAACAGTGGATTGAAGAACCATCCGCCCGCAACGATGTGAAGAAGCTTCGTGAGGGTCAGTCTCGTTTCTATGGGAAGTGGCATGAGTCAGCAGGTCTAGTCTATGACGACTGGAACCGTGCTACACATGTTATTGAGCCGTTTGATATTCCTAAGACTTGGACTAAGTTCAGGGCTATTGACCACGGCTACACAAACCCTACGGGCTGTCTGTGGGGCGCAGTTAATCCAGAAGGCGTAGTGTTCATATACCGCGAGTATTACAAGAACCTGTGCGTTATCTCACAGAACTGCAATGGAATCATCGAAGCTTCTGGTAATGTAAGGAAGAAGGTTGGAGTTGAGGTTAATGAGAAGGCTGGCACTACATACGACAGGTACGAGGAACTACAGAAGGGCGAGCAGTATTATAAGACTGTGTTCGATTCGCGCTCATTCACTTATCCTGATGCTTCATACGGGATGCCGATATCTAGGGTATATGCCATAAATGGACTGCGGTTACAGCAGGCTTCCGGCAAGAACACAGAGGACTCTATTCCATACGTCATGGAATACATGAAGATAGACCCGGAGCGGAAGCACTATGTTACCAAGGAGTTTGGCGCTCCAAAGCTATACGTGTTCTCTAACTGCAAGAACTTCATCTCAGAGATGGAGCATTACGTATATGAAGAGTACAAGTCAAAGCTAGGCTTCGAGAAGAATACAAAGGAGCGTCCGAAGGAAAAGAACGATCATTTGCTTGACGCGCTAAGATACATGCTGCAAATACCACCGAGATATGTAGAGGGATATGGAAATGATGGGCTTGACTATTCTGGCGATAAAATGGTACACTCCTCGTGTAACGGACTAGATAAGTTCACTGGTTACTGAAAAGATGAAGAGCTGCATATACAGCATTCTAAACGTTGTTACTGACATGAGATATGTCGGACAAACTGTTGATTTTGAAACTAGAATAAAGCACCACTTTCAGGAACTCAGAGGTAATAGGCACTACAACTCTCACCTACAGAGGTCTTTTAATAAATTTGGAGAGGACTGCTTTGAGGTTTGCATTCTTGAGGATGTATCCGTTGAAATGCTAAATAATAGGGAAATTGCTTGGATTAGATATTACGATTCCGTAAAGCATGGATATAATCAAGAAAGTGGCGGACATAAGAATAAGAGACTATCTCCAGAACACGCAGCAAAAATAGGTAATGCACTTCGTGGTAAGAGTAAGTCTCAATCTCACAGGGCCAATCTATCCGCTGCGCGCACAGGTAAAGCATCTGTTAAGAAACACTCACCAGAAACTATTCTGAAGATGTCTCAGTGGCGCAAAAACTATTACGCAGCAAGAAGGATTGCATGAAGATTCGTCCTAACGGCGATTACATCTTTGTTCGCAAGGCTATTAACGGCAAAGAGGAAGACTTTGAAGGTCAGAAGTACTTCTGGCAAGGGGGCTTGGTTGTCTCTAATGCAACGGCAGACAACACCAACTTCGCCGAGATTATAGCAGTTGGGCCTATGTGTAAGTACTTCTCTGACGAGGATGTAGGCTCGTTCATTATCTGCCCTGAGATTTCAAACGATTTGCACAGAATCACTGGTGAAGACTTCGCCGTTCGCGAGCGAGCCATCAAGGTTCTTGCCACATTTAACTGAGGTAACTATGGACGAAGATAATTCTGTTCCGTCTCAAGATCAAGTCCCGGCTACTAAGAACGAGGAACTGGTAAAGAAGTTCCAGACTGAATCTAAGCGGCATTATGATCGCTTCTACTCCCAGCGAAGGATGAATGAGATTCTCTGGAAGGTCAGCGACTATATGTACAAGGCTGCTCAGAACCGCAGCATTACAGCCTTCGAGGAACAGAAGGGCGCTAATCTTAACGACTTCGAGGATAACCCGGCTAGCGAGATTGCTCAGTCTGGTTCAACTCTATTCCATCGGCAGGTTCGCCAGCTAGCCGCTCAGGGTGCTTCCGTTCAGTTCTCACGCGATGTCCCGTTCAAGTACGAGCCAATAATCAATGATGACAATCCCGAGACGTATGAGAAGGGAGAGGCAATGGCCGGTCAGCTTAACGTCTTAGCAAAGTGGACGATGAAGCATGACAAGTTCAACAAGAAGTCCATTGAATTCTGGCACCAGATTTTCAAGATCGGTAACGTGCCGATCATGGCGGAGCAGATCGTAAAGAAGGGCAAGCGAAAGGTACGCGAACCCGTTATTCAGCCGATGCAGAATCAGGCCACTGGCGAGATTGAGGCT